TTAATAATCATCTCGATATTCACGTTGTTCGGCGAGATTGTCGAAGCGTGAAAATTGTCCATTAAATTTTAACCGCACTCGACCAATTGGGCCGTTACGCTGTTTACCGATAATAATTTCTGCAACACCTTTATCTTCCGAGTTATCGTTATAGACTTCATCTCGGTAAATAAACATAATCAAGTCTGCATCTTGTTCAATGGAGCCAGATTCACGTAAATCTGAGTTTACAGGGCGTTTGTCTCCACGTTGCTCTAAAGTACGATTTAACTGAGAAAGGGCGACTACTGGCACTTGTAATTCTTTGGCGAGTGCTTTGAGGGAACGAGAAATTTCTGCGATTTCTAATGTTCGGTTATCTGAAAATGCGGGTGCGCGCATTAATTGCAAATAATCCACCATAATCATACTTAATCCACCATTTTCACGATAAACTCGGCGTGCGCGCGAACGAACATCGGTAGGTGTTAGACCTGAAGAATCATCGATAAAAAGATTATTTTTTTGCTTGAACATTCCTACTACGCTGGCAATTTTGTTCCACTCGATTTCATCTAAATTTTGCCCTGTACGGATTTTAGTTTGATCAACACGAGCAAGGGAAGCGATCATACGCATCATAATTTGTTCTGCAGGCATTTCTAAACTAAATACTAAAACAGGTTTTTCACTTGCCATTGCGGCATTTTCGCAAAGGTTCATGGCGAAAGTAGTTTTACCCATTGACGGACGTGCCGCAACGATAATTAAGTCAGAAGGTTGTAAACCAGCCGTTTTTTTATCAAGATCAGTGAAACCTGTCGTAATGCCTGTTACGCCAGAATGATTTTCAAGTTTGCTTAAAATATCGATTTTTTCAATGGTACTTTCTAGCACATTGATCACATTCTGCGGGCCTTCGCTAGAAGTTGTTCGTTTTTCTGCAATCGCAAATACTTCACGCTCAGCCTCATCAAGAATTAACTTAATGTCTTGCCCTTTAGGAGAATAGCTATTTTCGGCAATGCGATTCCCTACCGAAATAAGTTCTCGTAATATGGCTTTCTCGCGCACGATATCTGCATAAGCCAAAATATTAATGGCGTTCGGAGTATTATTGGAAAGCTCTGCTAGATAGGCAAATCCACCTACTTCATCGCTTACACCACGGCTTCTTAAGGCTTGATCTAGCGTAATTAAATCAATAGGCGATTGATTACGCATTAGATGTTCCATTTCTGTAAAAATTAGACGATGCTGAAAAGTATAAAAATCGTCAGCAATCACACGTTCAGCAATGCCATCCCAATGTTGATTGCTCAGCATGATGCCACCCAACACGGCTTGTTCAGCCTCAATTGAGTGCGGAGGAATGCTAACTTGTGCTGTTTTTTTGTCTGAAGATTTGATTTGAGGTTGTGATGCCATAGGACTTATTTCGATACTAGAATGTCGCCTATGATACCGCAAATATCTATTGGATTTAAGTGAAAAGTGCGGTGAAAAAAGGAAATAAAAAACGGTGGAAAAATCCACCGCTCTTTTATTTTAACATATTTAGATTGTTGATTATTCAACAATTAATGTACGACATACGTTAGTTTGTGTCGCACCTTGACCACCTTGGGTTACCAGCACTAAATCGCCAGTAGATAAATAACCTTTTTCTTTTAATGATTGAAGTGCTGCTTTTGCACTTGCTTCTGTACGACTTTCTTCGCCGTGATAAACTGGTGTTACACCGCGGTATAGTGCACAAAGGTTTAGGGTTTCTTGATTACGAGATAAAGCAAAGATTGGTAAGCCAGAGCTAATGCGTGACATTAATAATGGAGTACGACCTGTGCTAGTTAAAGTGACGATTGCCGCTACACCTTTCATGTGGTTTGCTGCATACATTGCAGACATCGCAACAGATTCTTCAATGGTTTCAAATTCTTTATCCATACGGTGACGAGAAACGTTAATGCTTGGCATTTTTTCTGCACCTAAACATACGCTAGCCATTGCTGCCACTGTTTCAGAAGGATATTGACCTGCTGCTGTTTCTGCAGAAAGCATAACTGCATCAGTTCCATCTAATACTGCGTTTGCAACGTCCATCACTTCAGCACGCGTTGGCATTGGGTTACTAATCATTGATTCCATCATTTGAGTCGCTGTAATTACAGCACGATTTAATTGACGTGAACGACGAATTAATTTTTTCTGTACACCGACTAATTCAGGATCGCCGATTTCTACACCTAAGTCACCACGTGCAACCATAATTACATCAGAGGCTAAAATAATATCGTCCATGGCTTCATCATTAGCAACGGTTTCTGCACGTTCAACTTTAGCAACGATTTTTGCATTTAAACCTGCTTGTTGAGCAAGTTCACGTGCATAATTTAAATCTGCACTTGAACGAGGGAAAGAAACGGCTAAGAAATCAACACCAATGCGTGCAGCGGTAATAATGTCGGCTTTATCTTTTTCTGTTAGGGCATCCGCAGATAAACCGCCACCTAATTTATTGATACCTTTATTATTTGATAATGGACCACCAACAGTAACTTCAGTGAAAACTTTTGCACCATCAGTTGATAATACTTTTAATTGAACACGGCCATCATCTAATAAAAGAATGTCGCCCGGAACAACATCTTGTGGAAGCGTTTTATAGTCTAAACCAACGGATTCTTGAGTGCCTTCGCCTTTTGGTAACTCTGCATCAAGAATGAATTTATCGCCAACGTTTAAGAAAATTTTACCGTCTTTAAAAGTAGAAACACGAATTTTAGGACCTTGTAAATCACCTAAGATTGCCACGGTTTTACCTAATTTTTTCGCAATAGAACGTACACGTTCAGCACGTCCGATATGGTCATCAGGTGTACCGTGAGAGAAGTTCATACGAACTACGTTTGCGCCCGCTGCGATAATTTTTTCAAGATTGTTATCACGGTCAGTTGATGGGCCCATAGTACATACAATCTTCGTTCTTCTTAGTCTTCTAGACATTATTTACTCCGTCAATAATTACAAAATTTTAAAGGTGTTATTTTACTTCGCTACATATTAGCCAGATAAAAAATCGGTGCACATTATACGCTTAAAATTTTTGGAAATCAAAAACGGCTCAGTTATTTAAGCTGGTTTTGTTTACTTTTTTGCCAGTTATATCGGGTTTTAAGAAAAATACTTGTGTTCAAGTTAAAAATATCTATAATCACGACTACTTCACACAGTGCGACTATAGCTCAGTTGGTTAGAGCACCACCTTGACATGGTGGGGGTCACTGGTTCGAGTCCAGCTAGTCGCACCAAATTTTCTTTTCAATCCCTCTCAATCCATATCAAATAAAATTTAATTTCCTGGTGAATCAAGGCGTTATCTGATTTTATAAAGTCAATCTATATCAATCTATATTAATCTAACTCACTTTTTTGGTATTATATTTGGTAATATGATTTTGGATTTTTAGGTGTCGTAATACCAAAATTCATAAAAAAATTAAAAAATCACGCTTACCAAAATTATTTTCGTAATACCAAATGGGGGGGAGGATGGCTGTATTAGTGAAACCATTAAGCATTACAGAAATCAATAATGCTAAACCTAAAGAGAAAGACTATTCACTGTCTGATGGCCAAGGTCTTTTCTTGCTCGTAAAAATGAACGGTTCGAAAATTTGGCGATTCCAATATTATAAACCAATTTCCAAAAAAAGAACTTTAATTAGTCTTGGTGTTTATCCTGAGATTTCATTAAAAGACGCTCGAGAGATTAGGGATTTATATCGTTCTTTGTTGGCGAAAAATATCGATCCGCAAGATTATCGTTTACAGCAAGAACAAAAAGCCATCCAAGAACGTCAATTTACCTTGAGCGAAATGGGGAGGGAATGGCTATACCTAAAGAAAAATGAAGTTGATACTGGTCGATTAAAAGAAGTGACTTTTATTGATATTGGGAAACGGTTAGAACGTCACTTGTTTAAAGTGTTGGGGCATTATTCTATTAGTGAGATTTCTGCTCCTCTTGCTATTGAGAAATTAAAACCATTAGAACGAGCAGGAAAATTGGATACATTGCATCGTATTATTGGTTATTTAAACCAAATAATGATTTATTCGGTTAATAGAGGGGTAATTAATTATAATGCAACCGCAGATATTGGAAGGGTATTTATTCGACCAATAGCTGAAAATAACCCTACTATTCGCCCAGAGCAATTACCTAAATTGTTTGAAGATTTGCAGAATAGTACCCTTGAAATTGAAACTCGTTGTGCATTAGAGCTACTACTGCTTACCGCAGGTCGGGCTGGGGCTATTACTCAATTAGAATGGGAAAATGTAGATTTCGAAAACAGCTTATTGAATATACCGAAAGAAAAAATGAAGGGGCGACAAGGTAAAGTACAAGATTTTATCTTGCCATTATCCAAACAAGCTGTAACGATTTTGCGTTTGTTACAGAAGTTGAATCGTTGCAATAGTAAGTTTGTTTTCCCTAGCAAAAAAAATCCAAGACAGCCTATATCGAAAGAGACGCCAAATAAAGCACTTGGACGGATCGGTTATAGGAATATTTTGACCGCACATGGTTTACGATCTGTTTTTAGCACAGCTATGAATGAGGCTGAATTTAACAGTGAGATTATTGAGGTGTGCTTGGCACATTTTGAATATTCTTCCGTTCGTGGCACATACAATAAAGCAAAGTATATGCCACAACGGATCGAATATATGCAGTGGTGGGGGAATTTTGTAGAAGAGGCATCTGATGGGAAAGCATTAATGGGCTGCTAAGATGAATAGCAGCCTGATTCAATTCTTTCAATGTAGTCATTTATTTGTGCATCAGTCCAAAAATTATTCCCACCGACTAGATGAGGCTTTGGAAAATTGGGGTCGTTTTTTATCTTTCTGTAAATTGTTGGTGCGCTCATATCTAATAAACTAGAAACAGTTTTCAAATTATGTAATTTTCTTGTCGTAGATTCCATATTTCCTCCAATAAAAACCGCCCATAAGAGCGGTGGTTCGTTAATACTGTTGTGTCTGTTCGGTGTGACAGATTTTACCGTCACAGTCTTGATTAAGGTTTAGGGCGTGCGCCATATACACTACAAATGCACACACGAGCGTAATGATTAATTTGTTCATTTTCTGTTCCTTTTGTCGGATTTTAGGTGTGAGAATCCGCCGCAGGCTTAAAAAAGTGCGGTCGGATTTTGTGATGTTTTAGAGAATATCTAGCTGAAAGCCTGTTGCTTTAGGGTTATAGGCTCGAAGATATTTTAATACACGCCAGTTATTACCCTGCTCGCATTCAAATTGCTCTGTAATGCGTGTCAATACGTTATGGGCATGACGGAGAGTGCTGCGATATTCGTAAGCCATGCTATAAACGGAAGCAGCGTAGTGCGAACCAATTTGTTTTAATGCTGGGTGAAGTACTTGGCAAAGTTCCGTGCCACGCAATAAAGCGAACCACGCCCAAACGAGCTGTTGTAGGTCATGTTCTGTAAATTCACGGGTGTATTTCTTTTCGACTGATGGCAAGACAATAGGCTGTAAGTTCATAATGAACGCCATTGCATTGCCGTATTGGTCTTGTGGTAACTGGTCGTATTTGGCAATGTGGAACATGGCTTTTAATTGGCGGTAAATCTCTTGCCAGTGTAAGCCTGTTCTGTGGTGCGCTTGTTGCACCGCAGATTGAATTGCTTGTTGTTGCTCTGGTGTAATTGTGTTTGGTAAAAGTGCGGTCGATTTTTTGACTTCTTCATCTAAAACATCGAGTACCCATTTTCTAAACGCTTTGGCGATTTTGGTGCGAGCAAACATTGCAATTAGGTGTGCGCCACGCAATGAGAAAATACGCACTTTTTGTAATCCGCCTGCCGTTGGCATGTCGATAAGTGCGGTCATTTTTTCGGTAAATTCGTCGCGGTGACGGTCGTAGATATTTTTAACAGACTTAAAAGGATCTGAATAACCTAATGCTTTGCCGATCTCTGTAACCGTTAACCAAATTTGGTTGTTTTGATTGATAACCGAAAGAGTAGTTGTTTGGAAAGTTAATGTAGTAGTCATTTTGACTGCCTCCGTGTTTAAGTTTTAAAAACTCATCACAAGCAACGCCAATTACTGGTGATGAACTGATCAAGGTTGGCGTACCGTAACACGGTGTAAACGGCGATCTTTCGATCCCTTAACCAGTCCATCATTGACTACTTTTGGAAGGGGGGTATCAAACTGATGTACCCCTTTAAAAGGGTTTGATTTTCTGTTTTTCGGCTATAAAAAAAGCCACCATTTAGGCGACTATTGTTTCTAACCGCCGTGTTATTCAGGAACGCCAATTCCCGACTTTCTGTTGAAAGTGAGAATATCCTAAATGATTGGGCGGTGGGTGTCAAGACGTAAGAATAAAACAGGTTTATGTTTTTCATCACCACCACTAGCTTTGTGTAAGTCAGTTAATGAAAAGAGATTATCTAATTGACGAATAGAAGTGTCTAGAATTGCTAAGTTTGACATAATTTTTTATCCTATGAGTAATTTTACAAAACCCTACTGTTGAGATAGGGCGATCGGGTGCTTCAACATTGCTCATAGACAGCCTTTCGTTTTCCCTTGCGGTATTATATGTACGAAACGCCACCCGATCATAAAATCAGGATAAAAAAATACCGCACTTAATGCGGTCTGTTCCGCTATGAGTCATTGGTGTGTTGAGCACCGTTAGCGGAATAATATAACAAAAAAGCCTGTGTTGTAAACAGGCTTTATCAAATTCTTTCATTTTCAATTTTGTAGGGTGATCGGGCTTCAACAACCGCTTGGTTTTCTGAAATTGACCAGTTTCGACACTGGGCGTCGGGAGGTTCGAAAGCCTGTAAAGGTTAGGCTGGAGTTATTCCCCGAAGGTCTTTTATTCCTCGCCCTCCCGACATTGTCGAGATTTCGGCATAAAAAAAGACCGCACTTTTGGCGATCCACTTACTACCGCCTTTACTAGGTTTCGACACCTTGAGGCGAATAGTAGTTTAGTTTTATAGGGGTGTCAAGTAGAAAATATATTTAAAACTATAAAAAATCATTTGCTAAATATTGTAGTTTAAACTATAATAAATTTGTTTTCAGAAGGGCTGAAAATGAAGAAGCCGCCCTTTGTGAGAGCGGCAAATAAAAAAGGAACTGGATTATGTGTATTAAGCTGTTAATCCTAGTTATTTTAATCTTAGTAAGCCTGCCAGCTTGCTAGATTAGAATCTAAAAGTCCTAGTGGCGGCTGCCACCGTCACTAGGCAGTTCCCAAATAGTATAGCTTGTCGTATTTTTTGTCAATAAAGAGGTTGCTATGGCGATGACTAAAAAAGAAATTCAAGATCGTTCTGATAAAAAACGCGGTGTGCGTATGGTTGGTTTTAAATTGAAAGAAGATATTATCCAGCAATTAAATGCTTTAAGCGAACAAACAGGAAAATCAAAAACGGCTTTAATTGAGGAGATGATTTTGAATTATCATGGTTGATCGGGCTTCAACTACCAATACAAGATGGCGGAACTTATTCCCCTAAGGTATTTTATTAGGTTCTCTCGACCCGATCATAAGTGATCTTTACCTAGATTTTAGGTACAAAAAAACCGCTTTTGAATCGGAGCGTTTGATAACCGACTTGTATTGTTAGTGCGGTTATCTTATCCGTTGATGGCGGTTTTTGTCAATATCTGATTTTATTCGTTTTTACTCAAAATAGGGAATAATCCCTTTGTGATTGAAATAAAGGCAGCAACAATGTTTATGGTGCAAGCTGAAGTAATAATGCCAAATACAGCATCGGAGTGTTTCTCTGGATCGTAATAAAAAATAACAAAACGCATCCAATAAACAGTGCTCGCTATTGCAAAGAGTAATGCGATAACGGCGTAAATAATGCGCAAATTTCGGTTGGTCTTTCTATCACTAACATCTTGCTCTTCAAGTGAATTCGATTTAGTGGGTTGTTCTTGCTCAAATTCACGCGGTGCTTTTGTAAGTTTAGGAGAGATGCTTGGTTTTATCTTTTGATTACGATTAAACTCTGCCATGATACATTTCCAAGTCAGAGATAATAGAGCCTAACTTTCCTTTTTCCCAAGCACCACCTTGAGTATGTGTCATTTCTGAAAGTTGCCAGCCAGTATATTCGCCATAAGCAGTAATAAGCTCATCAAGAAAAAATTCATCTTCGCGATTTAGTCGAGACTCGAAATCGGTACCAAAGCTATTTTTCGCTTTATGTTTAATTTCAGTTCCTTTATTTTTAGCAAATTCATAATACACTGATTGAACAACTGGGCCATATTGCCAACGGATAAATTCGTCATTAAAAAGGCGAGATTTATTATTTTTCAAATACCAAGATTGAGCAAAGAAAAGTAACTTTTGTAATTTCATTGGCGTGAGGTTGGGAATCTTCCCTTCTTGAGCCTTCTGAATAAAAGCATTTGCCACTTGCATTGCTGAATAAGCCATACTTCCTCCTTAAATAAACAGTTTAAAGTATAAAAACCTGCATTTGATGTACAAATACAGGTTGTCAAAGAACAATATATTCAATTCTTCTTAACATTGTGCCACAAAAAGTGTTTTTAAGGAAATACTGTATGTGAAAAATGTTATTTTTCCATCTGTTTGAGATTAACCACAGGCACAAGTGGTTTTGCTGTTGTGCCAGTTGTTGATGTACTACTGCGGTTTTCATTTATCCAGTCGGCTAATTCACTCCAAGCAGCTAAATCTTTCTTAAAGAATTCATCATTGCGTAGATGATGATATTCTTTGATAAAAAATGTCACTTCGCCCTTAATTTTTTCTCTTGTATGGCTATCTAGCACCGCCCAATACTCTTTAACATCGTGGATGCAGATTAAAACAGGCGTTCCGTTATCGTGTAGGCTGTCTCTAACATAACGGTGTATTAATGTTTGGAATTTATGTAAGGGGATTTTGATGTTAATTTCATTCATTTACGTTTTCTTTTCTTTTTAAGTTTACTTAAAATACGTTCTTGTTTTATCGCTCTAAGCTCAGTTTCAAGCATCGTATTTTCCTGTTTTAGTTGATCATTCTCAGCTTTCAAACTTTCAATTAATTCACCCAATTTTCGTAGCTTCAATTCATGGAGTTCGATAGATTGATTAATCTGTTTATCCAATCGTCTAAGATCGTCCATCAGGACTTTTTCAGCTAGCCGTTTAAGTAATCTCATAATCTATCCCTAATCCCGCCAAATTCTTTTATTAGGCTATCCACTGTTTTACCAAGCACGCTCGCCATTAAGACAAAATCTGCATCAAAACGAGCTGTCACGTCTTCTTTTACAATGTCATCGTTCTTAACGGTGATATTGTCATCAAACTTCAAGCGTTTCAGCGTACCGTCTTCGATTAATACAAATTTAAGGTTGTCTTCCCACTCAAGTGCGAGTTTTGATACTGAGCCATTTTTTGCAAGTTCGATAATTTCCTCATCTTCAACATCTTTTTGCTTGCAATGAATAATGCCTAAATCTTCTTTTTCCCGAATTTCTACTTCTTCGCGCAAGATGAGCCAATCGGGCGCAGTATCTGTAACCCATTTTGTCATCACTTCGCATGGCGCACAGTTAAACGCCAACGGTACTACTAGCAAACTACCTAGCGATTTGCGCAAAAGTGCGAGTGCATCCTCAGCTGTTTTACTTGATGCTGCATCAACAAAGATAAGTTGTTTCAACGTGTCGATGTAAAGTGCGGTCGTTTTGATGCGAGAAAATGCTTGCGGAAGTAGAGTAGCTATCACGTCATCTTTTAGGGATAATCGTTCTACTTTCTTTAATTTTCGCTGTTCTTTTTCTTCAAGTGCAGTGATTCGTTTATTGAGTTCACGATTCACAACTTCCACAGGCAAAATCTTCTCTTCTCGTTTAGCTACAAGTAAGATTTTTCCGTTCGCTTGATGTGCTAAATTTTCGCTGGTGACGAGCGGAGCAGACCAACCGAAATGGCTAACATCTGCTGAACCACACGGAGTAAATTTACATTCTTTGAGTTGTTTTTCGATACTCTCAAAGTCTATTTGTTTTGTTAATTGGTAAATAATTGCATTTCTAAACCAGTACATTTTTATTATTCCTCATAAATAAAAAGCCGCTAATTAATAGCGGCAGATTTTAAGCATCATCTTCGTAGTAGTGTTCTTCAACCACGAATCTATCACTACCATAGACAGGTTCTCTATATGGTTTTTAGTCATCTTTAACCTCAACAAACTCACCAAATTCATCTAACGTGTACCAAGTATCAGCTTTGATGTTATTTTCACCGACTTTTGATGCTTTGATATGGATTAGCTCGCCCTCATGATTGCGATACACACAAACAATCGCACCATCGATACTCGCCTTAGCTTTAGATTGCCAACCAAGCGCGACAGCTATAGATTGCTTGCCAGATACTTCCGCTGCCGACCAATTGCCTGTATTGGTTGCTGCCGACAGATTGCCTGTATTGGTTGCTGCCGACCAATCGCCTGTATTGGTTGCTGCCGACAGATTGCCTGTATTGGTTGCTGCCGACCGATTGCCTGTATTGGTTGCTGCCGACTGATAGCCTGTATTAGTCGCTACCGACCGATAGCCTGTATTGGACACCTTGGCAGCATCCCAATCAACTTTACCTTTTATCCATTCAACGGCTTTTTTTATCATTTCCGGTAAGTTAATTTCGGTTTCGATCGTGATTTTTGCAGATGCAATTTTTGTATCATCACTATCTTTTGATGTTTCGCCGCTCATTTTAACTACAGCAAATTTACTTACCGCTGGACTGTAATAGCTAAGCACATCAAGCGGGTATTCGCAGGCGTGGAATCCACTCTCACAAGCCTCAACATTACCTTTATGCTCATACGTTTTGCCTACCTCATACTGATAACCTCGACAAGTCCAGTCTTGCTTAAACCCTTTATAAGCTATAATTTCTTTGTTTTCTTCAGTCATTTTTTTGTCTCTCAAATTTAGATAATAAAAAAGCCACTATTGGTTAGTGGCTTATCATGTAACTCAAAACGGAATATCATCATTAAACCCATCTTGTTCAGCTGCTGCGCTTAATGGGTCGGGTTTTTCTTTGTCTTTGCTTGGCTGTTGTGTTTCATTGCTTACCTTGCTGTCTAGCATTTCAAAGGATTGTGTCGCTACTTTAAGTGCGGTGCGATTATTGCCGTTTTGGTCTTGCCAGCTTTCCTGTACTAGTTTTCCTGTTACACAGATTTTTGAGCCTTTTTGCAGATATTGTCTTGCTACATCAGCAGAATTGCCATGCACCACAATAGGTATCCAATGCGTACGTTTAACTGTATTACCTTGTTTATCTCGGTAATCATCGCCGATAGCAAGATTAAATGTGGCAATTTGCCCGCCATTTTGGAATTGGCGGATTTCTGGGTCACTGCCTAAATGACCGACTAATATCACGGTGTTGGTATTACGTGCCATTAGCGCATCTCCTGTATGAGTTGTTGATAATATTCTTGAGCAATTTCTACCCGCTCTTTGATTTTCTCGATGATTTTCTCATCACGTTTAATTGTGACCGTGGTGATACGTTTTTCTTGGGGGATTTGCTCAACCAAGTCAATGTATCTGTTTGGGTCGTCATAGCTTGATAATTGGTCATAAGGAGTGGGGAGGAGGACAAAATCAATTTGCGCCTCACTACAATCCCATAGCCACATATAGCCTTGCATTTGTGCGTCATAACCCGCTTTTTTCGCTTTTTCTTCCGCCTCATCAGCAAAAAAAGGGTGTGAACCAATATCCCAAGAGCATTTAGTATCTATGATTAATTTTCGACTTGGCACATAAATATCGCACTCGCCTGTAATCCAATCGTTTTCACGCCTTTCCGTGTTCTTTTTAAGAGGTAATCCACGCTTACGACCGCTTAACTTAATGGCTTGTTCTTCTAGTGCGATACCTTTCTCGGTGTATTTATTCCCCTCAAAATCTCGATAACCGAATAAATCAAATTTCACTATCTTTCTCACCGCACTTTTTGCTGTAGCAGATATTCCATTACCGCTTTTAGGCTTTACCATTAAATCAGCCAAGCCAGAGCATTTAGCTTTGAGTTGGTACATTTTATTTTCCCTCTATGGTTGAAATTATTTCGGTGTGACAGATTTTACCGTCACAGTCTTGATTAAGATTTAGGGCGTGCGCCATGTACACCACAAATGCACACACGAGCGTAATGATTAATTTGTTCATTTTCTGTTCCTTTTGTCGGATTTTAGGTGTGATAATCCGCCACACGGTAAAGTGCGGTCGGATTTTGTGATGTTTTAGAGAATGTCTAGCTGAAATCCTGTTGCTTTAGGGTTGTAGGCTCGAAGATGTTTTAATACACGCCAGTTATTGCCTTGCTCGCATTCAAATTGCTCTGTAATGCGTGTCAATACGTTATGGGCTTGACGGAGAGTGCTGCGATATTCGTAAGCAATGTCATGAACGGAAGCAGCGTAGTGCGAACCAATTTGTTTTAATGCTGGGTGAAGTACTTGGCAAAGTTCCGTGCCACGCAATAAAGCGAACCACGCCCAAACGAGCTGTTGTAGGTCATGTTCTGTAAATTCACGGGTGTATTTCTTTTCGACTGATGGCAAGACAATAGGCTGTAAGTTCATAATGAACGCCATTGCATTGCCGTATTGGTCTTGTGGTAACTGGTCGTATTTGGCAATGTGGAACATGGCTTTTAATTGGCGGTAAATCTCTTGCCAGTGTAAGCCTGTTCTGTGGTGCGCTTGTTGCACCGCAGATTGAATTGCTTGTTGTTGCTCTGGTGTAATTGTGTTTGGTAAAAGTGCGGTCGATTTTTTGACTTCTTCATCTAAAACATCGAGTACCCATTTTCTAAACGCTTTGGCGATTTTGGTGCGAGCAAACATTGCAATTAGGTGTGCGCCACGCAATGAGAAAATACGCACTTTTTGTAGTCCGCCTGCGGTTTGCATTTCCACAAGTGCGGTCATTTCTGCGGTAAATTCATCTGCATTGCGGTCGTAGATTTTTAAAATCGCTTGCATTGGCATAGCGTATTCTAAAGCTAAACCAAGATCGTTCGCTGTAATAAAAGTTTGGTTGTGTTGATTGATAACTGAAAGAGTAGTGTTTTGAAAAGTTAATGTAGTCATTTTGACTGTCCTCGTATAAGTTTTAAAAACTCATCGTCAGAATTGCAGTACTGGCGATGAACTGATTGAGGTCTGCAATAACCGCATACGAGAAACGGCAGATCTTTCGATCTCCTCAACCAGCCCATCATTGACTACTTTTGAAAGGGGGTGTCAATTTGACACTACCTTTGAAAGGTTTAATTTACTGATTTTCAGTTATAAAAAAAGACGCATTGAGCGTCCGTCTTTTCTAACCGCTCGTATATTCGGAAAATTGCAGTATCCCGACTTTCTGTTGAAAGTGAGACGTAGTTTAGCCAAAGAGCGGTTAATTTGTCAATTAGATTTTATTCTTCGTGAATAATGCTAGAGAAACTCGCTTGTTCTATTTTCCCAGCACGGCGTTTTACCATTCCTTCAAGTTTTATGGTGTTAATATCTTTAATACGGTCGATAATTTCGTTTACACCTTCTTCACCCAGCATATCCGCGTCTAGGTTGGCGGTAAAGGTTTCGCTTTGTAAGGTTCTCACAAATAGCGTGATTTTGCCTTCTTGGCGTTTAACGCCGTCAATGTATAAGTCCATTGATTCAGGTGTAGTGGTTGCTTTTTCTTGGGCGGTTAGGTCATCTACAATTTTATTTAACTGCGGTTTGTCTAGTTTAATTTCTGTTTTGTTGCCGTTTGAAATCGTCACTTGTTCTGCATCGCTTGTTGCTCTTATCATTTCGCTATAGGCTTTATCGGTATGCAGTTCAACTGCCTGTATGGATTGTTTGAAGCGTGGATTATTGCTTTCAGTTGCCACAGTTTGAATAGTTTGAAATGCTTGTTTTAATGCATCGCTTTCATTTTGTTGTTTTATTTGGTTTTCGGTTGCTTCAATTTTTGCTAATTCAATTTCTTTTTGGTTATCAACCCATTTGCTTCCGATAATTGTACCGCCTATTCCTAACACTAATGCGGTACAAGTTAGTGTTTTTTGTGTGCCATTCATACCATTTGTTATCTCTTTAAATAATTTTCGCATTGCAATGAACAGATCTTTTAGATCAGCAATAATTTCTGTGCAACCTTCATTTACGGTAAAGGTGATTTCTAATGCATCTTTTTCATCTTGGGTTAACAAGGTAATATGCGGTTTGCCCGTTTTAATTTCAGCATAAGCACGCCATATTTCGTTTTGAAACTCACAAATTCCTTTGCAAATTGCATAGTTGATACTGCCATTATAACGGTGTGGATCGCCTTGAATTTTGATTTTAACTTGCTTTAGAAAATCCAGTTCAACCTTTTCAAGGTTAATTTTTTCATCTGTTTTTAATGCTTGAATGAAGTTTAGTAACTCTTCGGCATTTTCAATTTTCCACATATGGCTATCCTTAAAATTTTGATACAAAAAAAGCCACTTAATTGTGGCTGCAGACTTTCTGTTGAAAGTGTGGGTATCTTAATCCGAAGTGGGGGCGGTGTCAAATAAAAAGCCCCGAATTTTCGGGGCGGATTTTTATGATTGATTTTTTGCTTTTTGGTAAGCTAAACGTGAAGCAAGCATAGCTTGACGTTTAAGTTCTTTTGCACTGGGTTTAGTTTCTGCCATTGCTTACTCCTTATAGTTTGGGGTTTTGATAATAAAACAATCAGAGTTTTCGCCTAGTTGCCCGATTGGTTGAAAGTCTATCATAAGTGGATGGCGATTGTCGCACATTTTTTGATACATTCGGCTCAATGAGGGGCGTTCGGCGATGAAAAAATAACATTCAGGTTGGTAAATTAAATAGTGCTTATAGAGCAATGTTTCAAGTTGTTCTTTTAAATGCTGAATATCGGTTTTCTTTAGCTGATGATTGATTGGTGGAGCGTATAGATCGATACTTGGTTCGGTGCTTTCGTAGTATTCTTTTACGCCAAATTTGATACTGTATGTTTTACGATTTTTTAATAGCGGCACTAAGCGTTCATCTAAAGAAAAGAGGCTTTCAATCACATCATTATCCGATGAGAAATCAATAATATAATCAACATTTGCTACACGAAATTCAGCAAATTGATGAGGAATTGAATGATATTCAGATTCAATAAATAATTCTGTCATATTCCACGCTTTGGGTATAAAAAAACCTCTAAAAGAGGCTGTTGAAAGTAGTACTATCCTAATTCGAAGCAGGAGCGGTGTCAAATGTTTAAAAAAATACCGCCCTTTCGATCGGTCAGTGGAGTAGTGCAATCAGTCTATGCTGATTTTGTCTAGAATAGGGCTGTGATTACACTTTAATTTCTAATTTTTCCATTGTTGCGTTCCTCGTTTGTCTGCCATTTCAAAACACAATTCATCTATCATTCGCAACGGTTTCACATGCCGCTGTGTCTCTGTACTAGCAAATGTGTTTTGAAATATCCACATTGGGATATTCGCCTGCTTGAGCTCCACTTTCGGCAACTGCACCGTTTTTCACTGGCTTTGCATGGGCAGACTTTAAAACTCACTCTTAACTAAGTAGGTTAGGGCTTTCAATCTAACGACCGCTTAGCACCGTTGGGCTTCCGTCTGCGCTTCCGCCGAGTGAGTTTCTTTAACCAAATTGTTTAAAATTTGTGATGAAAGTCACTGACTTACATAAACTTTTTAGCTATTCTTGTAATCAACCTTGATACTTTCGATAGCGGATTTTCAGGAATGTAAACTGAAAGGTGAATCTCGCCGTCAACAGTACCTTGGGACATTGCTTTTAGCTTTTCTTCCGCTTCTTCGAATGAATGGGCGTAAACATCTGTCGCCCACCTTTTGCCGTCGAAGTGATAAGAAATTGCATAGCGTTTCATTTCTTCTTGCATAAGGAACTACCTCTATGTATTTTCAGATATTTCAGGGTGTAAACAATCAGTGGTATTGGCGACTAAAAGCCGCCAATCATGAAACCATTGCAGTTAGCGAGGGTTATACAACCAAACAAAACTGCCTACATTGCATTGGTCTAGTTATGGATACTGATAGAAAGACACCTATTTATGAATCTTAATAACTAAGCCCTGTTCGCAGGGCTTTTTTCATCACAAATTTTTAAAGAGCATTGAGATTGTGTATCTCGTTTTGATGTGGTTTATTATCACGCTTTGAAATAATATAATCAATGCAAATTGTGATTTTTTTATCTAAAAAATTTCATAATGTGATTATATTGTTGATTTCTAAAGAAATAAATTTTTGAGAATAGTGTTTGATTGATTGTTTTTTAACCAGTAGATGAGCAAGAATAGAAAAGTGTGGTTGATTTTTGAGGTGCTTTTGTGAGTGTAAGCAAGTTTTAGTTGTAATTAAGCAAGTATGATGAGGGGGAATTTTTAGAGAGTTGCAGTAAATTGAGATGGAGATAAGCAAGATTTGGCGAATTTAAGCAAGGGTAGATTTGGCGAATTTAAGCAAGGGTAGATTTGAGTAATAAAAAACCGCCAGTGAGGCGGTTTGTTTGTCAAATAGAGGATTATTTTTTCTTGCTGTCGTGTTTTGTTAGTGCTTTATGTGTTTTCTTTATACTTGACTGTATTTTGTTAATTTTTTCTTGGGAAAGGGCGAGATCCTCAGGTGCTGTTCCAGTATTTGAGATCATGACATTACGAACAGATCGGCCAACAGTTTCAGCCGCATTTTCTAAATTTTTTTGCCCTTTAATATTTTGATTTCTTATTTTTGCTTCTGTTTGTGTTACGCGGAATATATTCGCTGCGAGCTCCTCATTATCCATGAAATCAAGCAGTGATGCTTTGTCATCAAATAGTCCTTTTTTGTTTTTTAAGCTTTTAATATTCATATTATACATCCCTCTATACCCAGCATTTTGGAAGAAAGCATAGTTCTCCACGCCGTGTTTGTGGGCAATATGGCTCAGGCTTTTTTCTCTATCTGAAATGTCGCCACGTAAGTAAACGCGATCCACCTCTTCGGCGCTTTGGCAAAGTGTGTGAATTTCATCTGCCAGTTTAGCGAAATATGCTTGGGCTGCAGCAACCTTTGGATTACTTATATTTCCATTCATAACCGTTAGATAACAAGCAAAGCGAGTCATTTTAAAGTCAGATGGTGTGTTCGGCGATTGTGTCTGAATGAAGTTGTCTGCAATTGGAATATTTAAGTTATTACATACAGCATAAGCCTTATTCATTGCTTTTAAAATCGCCTGCATATCGTTATACCCTAACATCATAGCAAGATCAGAAGCATACCAGTATGTAATTCCGTTTTGTTTCGCAAAATCGTCAAATGAAAGAGAAGTCCCCTCCTCAAATACGAGTGCTAATTGAGTCATATTATTTCCAAGTTTTTGTGTCATATTGATTCCTTATTGTATGATTTTTTGAGCATGTAAAGTCAAGTGGTTTTTTAGTTATCGCTAAATTAATTATGGTAGATTAGCCAATTTTTCAGGTTTCCTTGATTGGCATTTTAATTACAAAACTTCAACTCTTTCCCTTGCCACACCAATAATGCGGATCTCTTGGTTGAGTGAGCTTAATGTTGGGAACATAGGATTGAGCGGAACAAGCTCAAAGTGCGGTATGCCTTCTGGTGTTTTCGTGCCAAGCTCTTTGTATTGTTTAAATGTCGCCTCGTTGTCGCCATTAATTGCTACCACGAATTTTCCTGGCGTTGGCACAATATCAGGATCGATTAAAACCAGATCGCCCTCGTTGAATCGGGGGAGCATAGATTTCCCTTCAATTCGTAGATAAAAGGAATTTTCAGAGGCGATGACTGTGCTTGGGATCATCTCGTAACCGTCAAATCCTTCGAGCGATCTAATATCAGTCCATAGTCCTGCTTGGATTGGGCTTAATAATGGATAACGACAAATTGACTCTTTGATCTCGCTTATGTTTGAATCGAAGGCTAAAACCTCAGGCAGGATATTAAGTGCTTTACTTATGATAGATATATCTTCGAGGTCAGGCGTTCTATTGCCTTTTTCATAATTAGCAATTCTCGGTTGTCCCCAACGCGCATTCTCACTTTTGGTATCAATATTATTACATCTCTCAGCTAATTCTTTTTGACTGATTTTTAACTGTTCTCGATACGCTTTTATTCTTTCGCCAAGTGTAGCCATTTTATTTCTCCTTCTTTTAGTTCAAATAATAACACGTTACGTTATATTCATATAATTTCATATTGTGATTGATATAAATACCGTTATGTGATTAAATGAATTATAAAAAATCACAAAAGGAAATTTATCAATGAATAACCTTTCACAGATTCGAGGGCAACTTGGGATTACTCAGCGACAACTAGCCAACCATATCGGATGGAGCCAACCACGAATTGCTAATTATGAGACTGGATTACGTTCTCCATCGTTAAGTGTTGCTCAGAAGATTGTTCAAACTCTGAACTCACTTGGAGCAAAAGTTTGTATCGAGGATGTATTTCCGCCTCAAAGCTAATTTACCAACAGGAATACGCAATGGCACGCAATAAATTAACGCGATCTGCAAGAGTGCTTTCGGATCAGGTTATCGAAAAATATTACAAGCAAAAGCAATACGAGGTGGCGGAAGGTATGGAAACCGCGTCTAGCACACTGAGTCGCTTTATTAGTAATGAAGAGTTTACTCAGACATTTAACTTTATCGCCGCTTGTCAATTCGGTGTTTTTGATACGGATACGCACATTGCGATTGAGAAAAGTGAATTTGAAATGTTACTCCTTGCGTCACAAGGCTTTGATAAGCGGTTACGTGAGAAGTATTTGGGTAAATAAAAAAGCCACGAGGAGATTTCGTGGCTAATTCATTAAGGAATATACAGATGAATCAATTATTAACGATGACGAAAGAAAACGCAAGTATTTTGACAATGAGTAGTCGGGAAATTGCGGAGATTACACATAAAGAACACAAAAATGTATTACGTGTTATTCGTGATTTGATTGAACAAAATTTAGTCGCTCAAATTGAGCCACTAAAATTTGAGTATAGAAATCAATGGTTTGATTACTACGAGTTAAACAAGCGGGATACGTTTGTTGTTGTCGCTCGCTTATCGCCTGAATTTACTGCCGCTGTGGTCGATCGCTGGCAAGCGTTGGAAAATCGACAAAAACCAACCGCACTTATTCCGCAATCTTTTTCTGAGGCGTTGATGTTAGCCGCTCAGTTGCAAGCAGAAAAAGAGCGCAATGCACCTAAAGTCGCTTTTGTTGATCACTATGTGGAAGTGGGGACGAGTAAATCATTTCGTGAGACGGCGAAGATTTTAAAAATACCTGAGCGTGCATTGGTCAATCGCTTGGTGGAAGATAAATATTTGTATCGTCAATCGGGCGTGCTTTTGCCTTATCAATCGGCACACACCAGAGATCTTTTTACGGTTAAAACAGGCACCGCTGAACACGGTCACAATTACACTCAGACGCGTGTAACAAGCAAAGGCATTGAATTTATCGCGTCACGTTATGCTTCGGAGTTGATGCTATGAGTATGCGATTAATGGTTCAAGCAATGAATTGTAAGGTTGGCAATCCTGCTAGAAAACTTGTGCTTTTAAAACTCGCTGATAATGCCAATGATGATGGAATTTGTTTTCCTAGTTATCAATACATTGCCGATAAATGCGAAATGTCAAAACGTAGTGCGATTAGTCACATTGATGATTTAATCAAAATGGGATTGGTCACCAAAAAAGCACGAAAAAATAAAGATGGTTCAAGTGCAAATTTATATCTTTTACACCTTGATCAGGGTAGTGAAAAATCTGCACTAGGGGGTGAAAATATTTCACTAGGTAGTGAAAAATTTGCACTAGGGGGTAGTGAAAATATTTCACCCATAACCAGTCACTCTTTAGAACCAGTCAATGAACCTAAAAAAACTACGCAAAAAAGCGAATCCGAAATTTTGCTTGAGCGGTTTGGCATAACAGGACAGCTTGCTAAAGATTTTATTGCGCATCGTAAAACTAAGCGAGGGGCAATTAGCGAAACGCAACTTAGCCGTTTGCAAAAACAAGCGGACAAAGCAGGAATTTCGATTTGTGAAGTGGTGGAGATTTGCATCGAACGCAACTGGCAGGGATTTAACGCATCTTGGGATTGGCGTGATGAAAAACTGCGACCAAATTCACCGCACTTAGGGCAATCACACCGCAACAAACCCAAATTTGACGATACGCAGACAGGCTGGTCTGCAGGAATGAATTTCACAGTGGACGGTACACAATGGAAAATTCCATAACACAAGACCAAATTAACACGCTCCCGCCAGAATGTGCACAGTGTGCGGAAGAGACGATTAACTGGCTCTTTCAAGAGCTTAAATCGATTTTTCTTGGTTGGCGTGCAGCCTTTGAAACCGAAGCGGATTATCTTTCTGCTAAAAAAACTTGGTTGCGTGTGTTGGTACGAGAAAAAATTACGAGACCTCAGTTGGAGAACGGGCTTTATAAAGCAGAAAACTCTCTTGATAAATTTTTACCTAGCGTAGGGTTGTTTGTGTTTTGGTGCAAAGCCTATGACTATCACGCACTGGGCTTACCGAATGAAGCGGAATTATACCAACGTTATAACACTTTCTTAGGCTATGCCCGATTCAATCGGGATGAATTTCAATATCGTTCAAAAGTGGAATTTTGGTTGCTTAAAAATCTGTACGAAAAGTGTAAGAAAAAATCGGAAGAGGACACGTTGAAAGTTATTCCGAAATTACTCACAGAAGCGGCGGAAAAAGTGCGGTCGAATTTTCCTTTTGAGGATATTCCGAAAATGATTCCAACAAAGCCACGTTTTTACGATAAAGCGAAGGCTGATAAGGCGCGCGATAGCTTGATGGCAATGATGAAAGGAGCATTGCAATGACAAGCTATAAATGCCCAAAGTGCGGTGCGGAATTAGAGGATTTTTATACGCCAGATTATTTTATATCGAGCAGCGAATGGGATGACGATCGTTTTCGTTGTAACGGTCACTTAATTGAGCCGATACCGTTTCCGCAGGTAAGTAAATACAGCGCAGTAAATCGAACAAAATCTTGCGGTTATTTTGGGTTGGAAGATTTAGGTGTGGAGTATAAAGAATGAGTATTGCGATGTTATTCAAGCGTTGGGAATGATGTTATGAGCCAATACAAACCTTTCTTTTTACGTGATCAACGCATTAAAAATAATTGCTTGGATTTAATCAAAGAGCTGCCAATAGACGATAAAAAGCCGTTGGTAGTCAAAATCCAACCAATAACACGAAACCTTGAGCAAAACGCCAAGTTTCACGCTATGTGCCAAGATGTTGCAAATCAGGCTGAATTTATGGGGCGTAAGCTCACAATGGAGCAATGGAAGGTATTGTTTATTTCGGGTCACGCAATCGCCACAAACCAAAAAGCAGATGTTGTGCCAGGTCTTGAGGGGGAATTTGTGAATATCCGTGAAAGTTCGGCTCAAATGAGCGTGAGCAGAATGGCGAGCCTTATCGAGTATGTGACCAGTTGGGGCGTGCAAAATGGCGTGAGATTTAACGATAGATGGGGATTTAAATGAAACGCTTAAACGATGATGAGATTTTGGAGTTAAAAATTGTACTTTTGATTGCGGCAGTTTGGGTTATTTTTAATATGGTATTTGGCTAATGGCGAAAGAGTATAAATGCAAAGTTTGCGGCAAAGCGTTTGTAAAAACCTTTAGCTCGACACAGAAAGTTTGCTCGCCTGAATGTGCGATTAAATTAGCCCGAGATAATGCGAAAAAAGCGCAAGAACGAGCAGAGAAGAAAAAGCAAAGGGAACGTAAGGCTAAATTAAAAAGTCGTTCAGAATGGCTGAAAGAAGCGCAGGCGGCATTTAATAAATTTATCCGATTACGGGATAAAGACCAACCTTGTATCAGTTGCGGTCGCTATCATCAAGGTAAATATGATGCTGGGCATTATCGGAGTGTTGGGGCTTGCCCGGAATTAAGATTTTGCGAAATTAACTGTTTTAAGCAGTGCGTACCATGCAATCAGCATAAAAGCGGTAATGTCATTGAGTATCGAATTAACCTTGTGAAGCGTATCGGTGAAGATAAGGTAGCTTGGTTAGAACGGCAAGACCACGAACCGAAGAAATACACCATTGAAGATTGCAAGGCGATGATTAAGTATTACAAGGCAAAAATTAAGGAGCAGGAAGGAGAGTAGAATGTCGTATAGCGTTGAGAGAGTGTTGGTAAAGTGGGGTAATTGCTGGGGTAGAGACAGAATTGGCACAGAATACCCAAGCACCACAATTTCTATTCCTGTTTTACCTACCGTGCGCAAGGCTCACATTCCATTCTTAACTGATGACGAATGCTTAAAAATTGAGGAGCAGATTATGAACCTTCATAAGGATAGTTTGCTGCAATACCAAATTTTAATGGCACTATACGTTCAGCAAGCAAATGAACGAGATATTTGTACCGCACTTCATATTTCCCCTGCTTATATGTATCGTGAGCGTGTTAAGGGCGTAAGATTCCTAAAAGGTGCATTTACTGGGGCGAAGATTAAGTTCATGTTTTTAGGGTAGGGAAGTGCGGTCGATTTTGACCGCATTTTTCTTACATTCATTCTTGATTTGTGTGTATTTGTGTATTATAATTCGTTTTGATTAAGACAAAGGAGGATGCATGCACTCAGGTGACTTAATCAAGGAACTTAAAGCAAATGGTTGTTATTTTGTTAGGCATGGAAAAGGTGATCATCAAATTTGGTTCTCGCCGAAAACTGGAAAACGATTTCCAGTTCCGCACCCAAAACAAGATTTAGCAATCGGAACTTTAAAATCCATTAAAAAATCGGCAGGGCTTTAAGCTCTGCCGAGCTTAGTAGGAGGAGTATTAAATGATTTTTACCGTAGGTGTTGAAACCCCAGAAAATGAAAACCAAGCATACGGAATGATTGTCCCTGCACTTTGCCAATTAGATTATGGTTGTTTTAGCGGTGCTGATGATGTCGATGATTTATTACCAATGGTAACAGAAGCCATTACAATGATGCTTGAAGCGATGGTTGAAGATGGTTTTGATCTTACCACGCTAAAGGATAAAGGCGTAACACACTATAAAGCCGATCCTGAATATGCTTATTTTGATACTTGGCTTTTAGTTGATGTCGATATTTCAGAATACTTAGGTAAGAAACAGCGTATTAATGTATCTTTACCTGAATATTTATTAACGCGCATTGATCGCCGTGTTGCAGCGATGGGTAACTACTATAAAGATCGTAGCCATTTCTTAGCAAATGCGGCGCACCGCGAATTGCATGCGCATTCAGATAAAGAAATGTAATCTCTGACTACCCTTGACAATCTCCTATTTCAAGGGTAGTTCTTTTATTTATAGTTTTTCTCCATCGCTAAAATCCCTTCTGTTACAATCGCCGTTTTAGATTTGCCTGTTTTCTCGGAAAGTTCAGCAAGCAATTTGATAATATCTTCGTGTAGTTTGTAAGATTGTAGGCGTACACCACGTTTTTTATCGCTTTTGGCGTTAATTTCTGCGCGAGTCATTGCCATAGAAAAGTCCTTGCATTTTGTTTTTTGTTTGATTATAGTGAGGGACATCGGGGGACATCTGACCTTCCCCCTTTGTTCATCTAGCTAATTACTGTACCACTACAGCAAGTTAGCATTAAAACGATGATTAAGATAATGATTTGATAGGGTTTCATTATCTAATCCCTTAAGTAAGCCCCACTCTAGACAGCGTGGGGTTTGCTGTATCTAAAGCACCTTGCCTTAGATGTTGTTATTGTAGTATTAATTACAAATTAACGCAAGTTTTTATCGTATTTATTACATTATTCTTCTTTACATTCTCCAAATTTTCCTCTACTATTTTATTCAAGGTGTCGAAACCTTAAACCAAAAGCGGAAGTCCGCACCCGATAGCATAGCGGTTTTTTTTATGCGCAAAATTTGTGATCTCGTTTAGTTTTATTGCCATTAAGACTTAACACGCATAAATCCAATTTCATCTATGTCGGGCGGGCGGAGAATACAACACCCGAAAGGGGAATAATCCCAGCCGTTTCTTTTGGTCGGCTTTCGAACCACCCGGTGCCCCTATGGGGTCAAATCTTAATATCGAAAATAAACCAAAGGAGACATTCTATGTCTAATCAAACCCAACTCTCTACATTCAACTTTGAATCAAAATCTATCCGCACTTTAGCTATTAACAATGAGCCTTGGTTTGTTGCTAAGGACGTTTGTGATGCAATAGGTATTGATAACAATCGTAAGGCATTATTGGCATTAGATGAAGACGAAAAGGGTGTAACTTTAAGTTACACCCCTGGTGGACAACAAGAAATGAATATTATCAGCGAAAGCGGAATGTACACTTTGATCTTACGTTGTCGTGATGCTGTGAAAAAAGGATCTATTCCACACCGTTTTAGAAAATGGGTTACAGCAGAAGTATTACTTACTATTCGTAAAACAGGAAAATATGAAAGCAAAACATCCGTCAATGACAGAACAGGTTTACGCAATGCCGTGAATATGCTCGTGAGCAGAAAAGGATTAATTTATTCCGATGCCTATCATTTAATCCACCAACGCTTTAATGTGGAAAGTATCGAAGATTTAACCCTTGAACAACTCCCTCAAGCAGTAGAGTATGTTCACAGAATAATTTTAGAAGGGGAATTAATCACTGATCCTGAATTACCTAATGGCGAAAAGAAATTCTCTTTTGAATTTACTGAGTATGAACTCCAACAGCTTATTTGGTTATGGTTTGCTTTCAAACGTGGTGTCGGTACTTTCCAACATATCGAAAAAGCCTTTAAGGTGCTAGGCTCAAATATGAGCGGAGATATATATGGACAGGCTTACGAATATTTAAGCGTGCTACGCTCAACAAACCAAATCTTAAACCGCATTACACAAGAGTTTGAGATTGACCCAATGACAAACTGGCGAGCATTAGAACACTTGCGAAGCTTTAACCCAAAAGCAGTCAAAATCGATTTCTAAAACGAAGAAAAATCTGACCGCACTTTTGAAAAATTGTGCGAAGAATGGATTTTACATAAAAATTATAAAAACACTTGATTACTTGCAAGTGAAAGTGTACTATATTCGGTAAGTTGCAGTTTTAGCGCATAGCAAACGCACAAAAGAATTTTACAGCCCTGATCGGAAACGGTCGGGGCTTTTTTATTGCCTAAAGAACAGGCGGGAGAAAATATATGCCAATTAAAGAGCCTGATGTGTGGGCGTTAATATGGTCTTGGTTGCAAACAAATCTTAGTTCTAGCTCAGCACAGAGTGCTTTTTGGGCGTTATTTATTTCTCTTTTAAGATTTGGGTTTATGCGTAAAAAGCCAGCTATTCGTTATGTTTTAATTGATGCGGCTATGTGTGCCTCTATTGCGGGTGTTGCGGTGCCAATTTGTACACATTTATTTGGGCATACAGAATATTCTTCATTTCTCGGTACGATGATTGGTTTTGTTGGTACTGAAAAAATTCGCGAATTCTTATTTAAATTCATTAATCGGAGAATTGAAAAAGATGACAATGATGATTTCCGAAGTGACATTTAATAAAATTTTTCCACACGCAGTTAAAGGTGTTTATCAAGCTATTTCGACGCAGATAGAAAAAGCAGGTTGTGTGAATAAGATGCAGCAAGCGATGTTTTTAGCTCAATGTGGACATGAAAGTGGCGGATTTACAAGATTTAAAGAAAATTTAAATTATTCTTGGTCTGGGCTTTCTAAAACTTTCCGTAAATATTTTCCCGATCCACTTACAGCGAAGAAATATGAGCGTAAACCTGAGTTGATAGCCAATCGTGTTTATGCTAATCGTTTGGGTAATGGCGATGAGAAAAGCGGAGATGGTTGGAAGTATCGTGGTCGTGGACTGATTCAGATTACAGGTAAGGATAATTATGCCGCGTTTAGAAAATGGTTAGGTAGAGATATTCAGCCAGAAGATGTGGCAGGGAATTTAGATTTATCTGTTAAAACTGCTGTGTGGTATTGGAAGTGCTATGAGTTGGCTGAGCTTAATTCTGTCGAAAAAGTCACGCGAAGAATTAATGGTGGACTAAATGGCATTGATGAGCGTTGCAAGCTCTATCGAGCATTAATGGTAACGGATAATGACTAAGTACATTTACATGGCGTTAGCGGGTGTTGTCGTGGTTTTGATTGGTGCATTGCGTTACCAATCTAGCGTTATAGATGAGTTGGAAATAACGACAAAGCAACAAGAAAATACTATCCAGCAACAAGAAGATGCTAACAAATCATTAAGTCTTGCGTTACAACAAGAGCGTTATGCCGTTATTGAGCAACAAGAGCGTAATGATGAAATAGAAAGGATGGCAACAGAAAATGCTGAATCAGTTAAAACAATCATTAAGACTCAACCTTGCGCTCACACTCGTTTGCCTCAGTCTGTTCTTGACCTCTTGTACAAATAAAATCACGACTAAAGCAGAATATATTTATCCGCCTCAAGCCTATACTGCACCTTGTGTCAAAACAGCATTTACTGGAGAAACATACGGCGATGTAGTCATACAGCTTGTTAAGGTAACCGCAGAGCGAGATAAGTGCGCAAGCCAAGTAGATAATCTCAATAAGTGGATTAATCAAGCAAAAGGCGGTAAATAGATTAAAAATCTAATTGAGCGGAATTAATGCCAAGTGCTGTCGCTATTTTAATGCGAGTGCTTTTACGCAAGGTCTGTGAATTTTCGTGTTGTGAATAAGCAGCTTGAGAAATTCCTAAACGGCTTGCCACTTCAGCTTGGGTTAAACCTAAGTGTTCACGCCAAGCACGCAATGCAGAATAATCGTTCAATAAAGCTAATTTGGCGACAGATTCAGGGATACCTGTTTCAATAGGGTCTGAAAAATTAGCTTTTTCTTTTAGCCAGTTAAGCGTAGCAATTGGCATAACAGCAAAAGCAGGTACGCCTTGCTCATTATTGATATATTGGATATTAGTAAGTGCGTTCATCTCTTTTTTTAACCTCTTCAATAGAAACAATGCTCATTGTATTACCTACGATATTAAAGAAAATTCGGTAATCGCCAACTCGATAACGATATTCATAAGTATGGTTTGTTAGTGCCTTAATGTTAGTGCAATCAGGAAAATTTTTGAGCATTTCGCATTTCTCAATAATGTGGGCTTTGCTCGGGATTTTTCTTAATTGCTTTAATGCTTTTGGTTGGTAGATGAGTTCTTTCATAGTAACAAGACCAATTGTTTATGAAGAGCATTTTATAAGATTTATAAGTTTTTACAAGTTATTTTAAGGATTTTCTATGTCAGACGTGAAAGGAAAATCTACGTCTGGTCGTGGATTAACACCTAAACAAGAAAAATTTTGCCAGCTTTATATTGAGCTGGGGAATGCCAGTGAAGCATATCGGCAGAGTTATGATTGCTCAAAAATGACAACTGAAGTTATCAATGTTAAGGCAAGTGAGTTACTTAATAAGAACGGTAAGATTACGGTAAGGGTTGAAGAACTAAGACAAGCCCATCAACAACGCCATAATCTTACCCTAGATAATATCATTGCGGACTTGCAAGAGTATCGTGATATTTGTATGGGAAGAAAGCCACTTACTATTACCACTGTGGTAAAAAATGCTCAAGAAGGAACGGCACAAAGCGTTAATACCGAATGTTTCGTTTTTGAACCGACAGGTGCAAATAAAGCCCTTGAATTGCTTGGGAAGCATTTAGGGATGTTTACCAATAAAGTTGATGTAACAACCGATGGCAAGCCATTACCTACTGTGATTAATGTGACATTTAGCGATGAGCCAGCTTAATATTCAATTTCCTACGAAATTCCGACCGCTCTTTGAATCTATTTGGCGGTTTATTATTTTCTACGGTGGGCGAGGTTCAGGTAAAAGTTTTAGTATCGCTAGAGCATTAGTATTGCGAGCCTATCAATCGCCTGTTCGGGTTTTGTGTTGCCGTGAAATTCAGAAATCGATTTCTGATTCGGTTATTCAGATGTTGGCAGATCAGATTGAAATGCTTGGCTTGCAAGCCTTTTTCGATGTACAGAAAACGCAAATTATCGGGCAAAACGGTTCACGCTTCACGTTTGCGGGGCTGAAAACTAACATTACTTCGATTAAGTCGATGACGGGCATTGATGTAGTTTGGGTAGAAGAAGGCGAGAATGTTTCAAAAGAAAGTTGGGATATATTGATTCCAACAATTCGTGAAGACGGTTCGCAGATTATTGTGAGCTTTAACCCGAAGAATATTCTTGATGATACCTATCAGCGTTTTGTGATTCATCCGCCTGAGCGGTGTAAATCGGTCTTAGTGAATTGGCAAGACAACCCATATTTTCCGAAAGAATTAATGGAAGATATGGAGCAGATGCGTGAGCGTGATTACGAGCTTTATCGTCACGTTTATGAGGGCGAGCCTGTGGCTGATTCCGATTTAGCCATTATTAAGCCTGTATGGATTGAATCTGCGGTGGATGCGCATCTCAAACTTGGTTTTACTACTAAAGGAATGAAGAAGGTTGGTTTTGATGTGGCAGATGAGGGGGCAGATGCGAACGCGAATGCCTTTGTTCACGGTTCTGTGGTGCTTGGTGTTGAAGTTTGGAAGAATGGCGATGTAATTGATTCCGCCAACCGAACAAATCAAAGTGCGGTCAAATTTAAAGCTGATTTGATTATATTCGATAGTATTGGCGTGGGGGCAGGAGTAAAAGCTCACTTTAAACGCTTGCCAAAATCTTTACAAGTGGAAGGATTTAATGCTGGTGGTGCAGTTGCTTATCCTGAGCGTGAATATATCAAAGACAAAAAGAATCAAGATATGTTTTCGAACATTAAAGCCCAATCTTGGTGGGCGTTGCGAGATAGATTCTATAAAACCTATCGAGCAGTAAAGTATGGGGATGTTTATCCTGACGATGAACTGATAAGCCTATCGAGCAAAATCAAAGAGCTTGAGTATTTGAAAGCAGAATTATCACGTCCCCGTGTTGATTATGACAATAACGGGCGGGTAAAGGTTGAAAGCAAAAAGGATATGAAAAAACGTGGCATACCTTCTCCAAATATGGCGGATGCTTTAGTTATGTGCTACGCCCCGACAAAACCTAAATCACTACTGGATTTATAAGATGAATATTTTAGATGGCATCAAATCACTTGCGCTAAAGTTAGGCAGTAAACAAGACCAGACATATTATGCTCGTGGGCTTAGCTTAACCGATGACTTAATGCAAATCGAAGCATTATGGCGTGATAACTGGATTGCAAATAAGGTTTGTATTAAACGTTCGGAAGATATGGTGCGTAATTGGCGCGATATTTTCTCGAATGACTTGAAATCTGAACAGCTAGACGAGTTCACTAAGCTTGAACGCAGATTAAAACTGCGTGAGACATTAACTAAAGCGTTGCAATGGTCTAGTTTGTATGGGGCAGTGGGTTTATTGGTTGTTACTGACACAATTAACATCACTTCGCCATTGCAGCCTACAGAACGATTAAAGCGGTTGATTATCTTACCTAAATGGAAAATCTCACCTACAGGACAACGAGATGATGATGTGTTTTCGCCAAACTTTGGTCGATATAGTGAATATACCATTATTGGTGGCACACAATCTGTTTTAGTGCATCATTCACGTTTATTAATTATCAATGCCAATGATGCACCTTTATCTGATAATGATGTTTGGGTGTATCAGACCTTGAAAAGATTATTGATGTACTTAAACGCTTTGATAGTGCCTCAGCGAATGTCGGCGACCTTATTTTTGAAAGTAAAATCGATATTTTTAAAATTGCAGGGTTATCTGACAAGATTTCAGCTGGGTTAGAAAATGATGTGGCTCATGTCATTTCAGCGGTGCAGTCGATTAAATCAGTAACGAATAGTTTGTTGCTTGATGCGGAAAATGAGTACGACCGAAAAGAGCTATCTTTTGGTGGGTTAAAAGACTTACTGACAGAGTTTCGCAATGCGGTGGCAGGTGCGGCAGATATGCCAGTCACCATTTTGTTTGGGCAATCTGTTTCGGGATTGGCAAGTGGAGATGAGGATATTCAAAACTACCACGAATCCATTCATCGATTGCAAGAAACAAGATTGCGTCCTGTGCTTGAAGTGCTTGATACATTACTATGCAATGAATTATTTGGTGGGCAACCTGATGACTGGTGGTTTGAATTTTTACCATTGACGGTGGTTAAACAAGAACAACAAGTCAATATGCTTAATACCTTTGCTACAGCGGCAAATACGTTAATTCAAAATGGCGTAGTAAATGAATATCAAGTGGCAAACGAACTCCGAGAAAGTGGTTTATTTGCTAATATCTCTGCTGATGACATTGAGGAAATGAAAAATGCTGATGAACTTGCCAGAAATTTTGAAGAACCAGAAGGCGAAAGCACGCAAGTTCAAGCCAGTGAAGATGAGCAAGAGAACGGAGCTTTGGTATAGACAACAGCTTAAGCAGTTCGTCAAAACAATGACCGATGATGTAGAAAGAGCCCTGCAACAACCGCAAGGCTCTTTTTTTATGGATGATGCGAAAGGGTTCCAAGCGATTAGTGCGAAAGCACTGATGAAAGTATTAGAAAAGTACGAAAAATCAGACCGCACTTCACAAGCTGAAAATATCGCCAATGGCTTCGTTGGTCGTGGTGATGCACAAAACCATGCTGAAGTATCAACCAATTTGAAAAACCAAACTGGCATCGATTTATCCGCTTATTTACGCAATAGTCCAAATATTGCTGAAAGAGTGAATGCATTGACCGCTGGTAATATCCAGTTAATCAAGTCTATTCGTTCGCAATATCTTGATAAGGTGCAAAATGCTGTCATGCAAGCGATGGTTCGGGGTTCTTTAAATAAAGACCTTACAGCACAAATAAAAGACTTGGGTAAAACAACCGAAAAACGAGCGATGTTTATTGCGCGAGACCAGTCCTCAAAATTAAATGCCGCCTTAACGCAAGCGAGACATGAAGAGGTTGGTATAAAAAAATACATGTGGTCAGCATCGCTTGATGAGCGTGTACGCGAAAGCCATGCGGAAAAAGATGGGCAGATATTTGAATATTCAAATCCCCCTGCTGATACTGGTCATCCTGGTCATGATTTTAATTGTCGGTGTGTTCAGATTCCAGTGCTTGATAATAACGAGCAGATAGTGAAAAATAGCCCAATAGTTAGCCAACAGGAAAAACAACAAATGCGCTCAGAATGGTCTGATGATTTCCCTGATACTATCATTGATAGGAAATTAGGAGATGCAACATCACATCCGCTATATGAAAATGCTAAAAAGGGTAGTATTGAAGATGCTTATCAACTTGCTAAAGATTTAGTTACAGATGATGCGGTAAATAAATTGAAGCAATTGGTTGGCAATAAAAATGCAATTCTAATTCCTGTTCATGCAGAAGAAGCCGTTGGTCAAAATATGATTCCTGTAGCTATTGCTACTGTATTATCTAAAAAACTCCATATTCCTGTTGATTTATCAATTGTTCAAGCAACAAAAGTATCTAGAACTGGGGGAGATGGATGGCATCGATTGGTTTATTCTCCAGCTTTTGATGGCATAGTTCCAAAAGATAAATATGCTATTATTTTAGATGACACACAAACACAAGGCGGTACATTGGCTAGTCTAAAAGGCTATATTGAGGAGAATAAAGGAAAAGTTATTGCATCTTATGCTTTAACTGGCAAACAATATTCTGTACAATTAAGGCTATCTAAAGACACATTAGCAGAATTACGGAGTAAATATGGCGAACTTGAAAGTTGGTGGAAAAAAGAATTTGGCTACGACTTCTCGCGGTTTACAGAATGGGAAGCAAGATTCATCATTAATTCACGTAAGACACCTGACGAAGTCAGAAATACAATCCTTGCGAGAAAGCAAGCGTAATGCTTACCATCAAATGATGGCTCTAAATTAAATTCAGCTATTCAAACAACCCTATCATTTCGATTGGGTTGTTTATAGGCGGAAATCAAAAAAATAACCGCAGAATAGTTTGGTGCGTAATTCCTAGTTTATTAACTCGCATCCGCATACGTCCAAAACGTTCCCAAGCTCAATCTACGGTTTAGCTTATTTTACCACTATTAGTTCAAATGTTAAACAGCCTAAACATCATCTTATGATGAGATTGTGGATATGCTTTGGCCAAGAGATAACAAAGAATGAAACGTAATTGGGATTTAATTCGCTCTATATTGCTTAAATTGGAAAGTCAGTCAGAGGCTAGAGGGAGTTTATTACCTGATGGATTTACTGGTTTCGATTCAGAAACTGTATCTTATCATTTTAAGTTATTGCAAAGTGCAGAGCTGATTGAAGCGATAGATTATTCTTCTCTAAATGAGATGAGTCTTATCGCTCGGTCGCTGACTTGGCAAGGTCATGAACTCTTAGACAAAATCCGCAATGATACTGTCTGGAATAGCTTAAAAACTACGATAAAAAGCAAAAGCCTTGATTTATCACTTGATACGATAAAACAAGTAGCACAAACAATAATTAGCCAAATGTTGGCGTGATATTGCAAAAAAAAAAACAAACAACCCGATCAGAAATGGTCGGGTTTTTTATTGGGGTAAATAAATGAAATTTACAGACAAAACCACTCAAGCAGTCACACAAAGAACCATCACTAAAGATGGTTTTTTAGTTGTGCCCGCAACCATTTCTAAAGTTGGGGTATTTGATTACCTCGCTACAGAACTTGGGCTAAAAGAAGACGGTATTAAAAAAGTCGCTCGCACTGAGAAATCTTTGTTTAGCGATGAAACGATTAAGAGTTTTGAAAATGCCACATTAACCGTTGGTCATCCTAAAGATGGAGTAAATGCGAAAAACTGGAAACAGCTCTCTGTCGGTGTCGTGCGTAATGTTAAGCGAGTGGGCGATGAACTCACGGCAGAGGCTTGGATTTATGATGAACAAGCCATTAAAACCGTACAGGAGCACGGTGTGGAACAATTATCTTGTGGTTATGACTGCGATATTAAGCCATCCACGGTACAAGATGCAGATTTTGAGATGTCGCCGATGATCGGCAACCACGTAGCGATTGTGGCAAAGGGTCGCTGCGGTGGAAGTGTAAAACTTGCCGATGAGGATAAAACCATTATGGGGAAAACCGCAAAAATTCTCGATGCGTTTTTAGGTGCGTTCGGCATCAAGTTGTCGGACGAACAGAAAAAACAAATTGAGGACGAAGAAAAGTCTAGTAGTGAAGAAGGTAAAGAGCCAAAAGGCGAACAACCAACCGAACCAAAAGAAAAACAATCTAAACCCGAAGATAAAAAGGATGAAGAAGTGAATAAAGAAGAGTTTGAAAAACAACTTAAAGCCAAAGATGCAGAAATTCAACAGCTAAAAGATGCACAAGCAAAACGTGACGCAGAAGTAAAACAAGCTGCCGTGTTGGCTGATGCTAAAACTGCATTTAAAGAAGTCAATTTTGCGGATAACGCGACTGTGCGTGAAATCCAAGAAAGTGCGGTAGTTGCGCAGGGTATTTTTACTAAAGATGAGGCAGCCAAATTATCCGATGAGGAAATTTCAGGTGCATATCAAACAGCAAAAGCGGTTGTGGCGAAATTAGCGGATGAACGTAAATCACTCGGCAGTATTTTGCTTGGTGATGCGGAGTCTAAAGCTGCACCAAAAATAGATTTCAACAAAACTTACAACAGTTAGGAGAATAATGAAATGAGTTATGCTTACGAACAAGCTCCTGCTCGTGCAGGCGAGTTAGGCAAGGGCAATCTTGCAAGTGCAAAAACCACAGCAGAAAAAGTCACGGGCAAAGTAAAAGCTGGTGAATTTGTGGCATTAAATCCCACAGGTGGTGTGAAAGCCTTATCTGCTAAAAAAGATATATTGGCTGGCGTGGTATTAGCAAGTCGCATTCGTGATGAATGGCCTGAGGGCGAATTAGTCGATGTGATGCACATTGGTGCAGGCGATGCGATTTGGGTCAATATTGCATCAGAAAAAACGGTATCTCGTGGTAGTAAAGTATTTGTATTAACAACAGGTGGCGAAGGTAAAGCTGGCGCAATCCAAGGGGAAACCGATGCAAATGCGATTGAAACAGGCTACACCGTGATTGACGTTAAAGGTCAATTAGCGATGATTACAAAATTATAAGGGGGATGAATGTCATTATTAACTTATGTACAAAACGGCTTAACGGCTGTGAGCAAAGAAATTTCAGAAACCAAATATCCTGAAATTGTGTTCCCGCAATTTGTTTATGTGGATCAACAAGCCGCTGTCGGCATTACAGAAAAACTTCACTATGGTGCAGATGAGCACGGTTCGCTTGATGATGGTTTAATTAGCACTGGCACAAGCACATTAGACCAAGTAGAAGTCGGCTTTACGCCAACTCGCTCTTATATCGTACAATGGGCTAAATCGGTAACATGGGCAACACCAGAGCTTGAACAAGGCAAGCTGTTAGGGTTAGCGTTAGATACCGCTAAAATCATGGTGTTAAACCAAAACGCACAACAAACCTTACAAAAGGTAGCTTTTTTAGGTCATGCAAAAGATACTCGATTAACTGGCTTGCTCAATAATCCATCTGTCGAGGTGTACAACATCAAAGGCACTTCCGCAAACACCAAAGTACAAGCGATGGATTTTGACAAATCAGTAGCATTCTTTAAGGAGATGTTCCTCGCTGGTATGGAAAAAACCAAACGCATTGAAGCACCAAACACCTTTGCGATTGATTTACTTGATTTAGCACACTTGGCGTTAACTCAACGTAATAACACCGATACAACCGCATTAGAGTTCTTGACTAAGAGCTTGTCTGCAGCTGCAGGTCGTGACGTTGCAATTAAAGCCTTGCCGTCAAACTTTGGTAATCGTGTAACAAGCGGCAAAACTCGTGCAATGGTTTATGTGAACAGCAAAGAGCACGTTATCTTTGATGTGCCAATGTCGCCAACTGTGTTAGCTGCTCAACCAAAAGGCTTATTAGCTTATGAGTCTGGCTTACGCATGGCGTTTGGTGGCGTAACCTTTATGGAGCCAGATTCTGCACTCTACGTAGATTACTAGGGAGTAACTATGCCAACATTTGAAACGTATGTATTCATTGAGCGTTATCCTGAATTTAAAGAGGTCGATTATGAAAAAATCGACCTTTTTTTATCGGATGCAGAAATGGAAGTGAGTCAATCTCGTTGGGGAAAGCTCTACCAACGTGGCGTGTTGGCATTGACTGCTCATCTATTACGTTTGTCACTTTGGACAACCGAAGGTGGCGGTGGGGCAAATCGAAATCTCGCTAGTGAAAGTGCTGGCGAGTTATCTGTTAGCTATGCCGTGCCAACACTGACAGGCACCGATGCAGATTATCAATTAACAGCATATGGCCAAGAGTATTTGCGATTACGTAAATTGGTTGGCATTGGTGTAATGGTGGCGTAAATGGCGGTGCAAATTACGGGGAATTTAGCGCAAGCAAAAGCGTTAATTGAGCGATTAAGGGCTGATAAAGATAAGGCGGTTTATATTGGATTTCCTGCTGAATTTGATAAACCAGTAGAGGGGGCTGAGAATTTCAACCTCGCCTCTTTGGCGGCTGTGTTGGAATTTGGTAATGAGCGCATCCCATCACGCCCTTTCTTGCGCCAAACGCTATCAGAAAACCAAGAGAAATACACCGCACTTTTCACGCAATTATTTAAGCAAGGCTTGCAAATTGAGAGGATTTACGAGCAACTCGCACTAGTTGCGCAAGGGGATGTCCAGTTAAATATCGCTCGTGGCAACTGGGTTGCCAACGCTAAAAGTACAATCAAACAAAAAGGCTCTAGCAAACCATTGATTGATACAGGCAAAATGCGTCAATCTGTAAAAGGTATCGTTAAATGAGTTTAATCAACCAATATCCCCGCTTTCTAAATAGTAAATTTAGCCAAGCTGTTACCGTGAAACATCTGCAAGGTAAGCATTCATCTGATGGGTTCGGGGCGAGTTATACCGATGAAAACGTGGCTGCCATTGTTATGCCGACCTCTCCTAATGATGTGTTGTTATTGCCAGAAGGTGAGCGTTTTATTCCCTCAATCAAAATCTACACCATTAAGCCGTTAAAAATAGGTGATTTGGTTATTTATGAAGGGGAAACCTACAAAATAAAAACCGTAGCAAATTGGGGGAAATATGGATACCACAACAATATCGGCGTTAGACACAGCCAAACTGCGAAAGTGGATTCAACAGGCTTTACAGTTACCTAATGGCGCTGTTATTGGCGGTTGGCTCCCTGAAAATCCTTTACCTGCTTTTATTACCGTGGATTTGATGATGAGTAATGAAATCGGGCAGGCTACGAGAGAATTTGACGGCAAACGTGAGCGTATCATTCAGTCAATGCAAAGCACCGTGAGTCTCTCTTGTTTCGGTCGAAATTCCCTTGCTCAGTGTTACAAGCTAAAAGCGATTTTCCAAAGTTCAGCGTTTCTTTCCTTTCTCAAATCAAATCACTGGGGTGTGATTCGTTTTTCAGATGTCCGCAATTTAACGGCTACCGTTGGGGCAGATTATGAAGAACGAGGACAGTTTGATGTTGTATTTAGTCATCATCACATTGTTGATACACCTCTAGATCCGATAGCAAACGTTGAACAACGCACAAACCATTTAATTCAACAAATAGGAGGATAGCCTTATGGCATTATCTATCTCGCAGATTGTCAATGTGCAGTTAAATACTATGCCAAAATCTGCCGCGCGTAAATCATTCGGCATAGTGGCATTGTTCACGCCTGAGGCAGGACAAGCATTTGCTGATGCGACTACGCGTTATGTTTATGTCGAAAATCAACGTGATGTAGAACAGTTGTTCGGCACAAATTCAGAAACAGCAAAAGCAGCACAGCCATTTTTTGCTCAAAGCCCTCGTGCGAAACAATTAATTATTGCGCGCTGGCAAAAAGAACCCGCAACCATTGATGCAACCAAAAACACATTAAGCGGTGCAACCTTATCAGATGATTTAGAGCGTTTTAAAGCGGTTGTAAATGGTCGATTTACATTAACTATTGGCGCCGAAACCAAGAAAGTAAATGGGCTATCTTTTGCTGACGCATCAGATTTCAATGCGATTGCCACCAAAATCCAAGCAAAATTGACCGCACTTTCGTCATCTTTGTCTATCTCTTACGATAGCGTAGGGCAACGTTTTATCATCACTTCTAACACAAGCGGAGAAGATAAAACAACCGAAATCCATTATGCCTTTAATGGTGGCGGTGACGGTGAGTATATTGGCTCATTGCTTAAATTAGAAAATGGCCAAGCAAGCCGAAAAGTAGGTAAGGCATCAATTTCTTTGAAAAAAGAAACCGTTGCAGAGGCATTATTTAATGTAGCCGAAGTGAATAATGCATGGTATGGCTTTACGTTTGCTGCACAGCTTACTGATGGCGAAGTGGAATCTGCTGCAAAATACGCGCAAGCTAATACCAAAATGTTTGGTGCAAATGTTATTCGTGTTGAACAACTTGAATGGTCTGCTAATAACATCTATAAGAAATTATATGATGCAGGTTTAGATCACACATTAGCAATGTTCGATAAAAATGATATGTACCCAGCATCTTCTGCATTGGCTCGTTTATTATCAACTAACTTTGCGGCAAACAATTCAACCTTAACGCTTAAATTCAAGCAACAACCAACTATTACGGCTGATGAAATTACGGCAACGGAGTTCTCTAAGGCTAAACGCTTAGGCATTAACGTGTACACTTATTTTGATGATGTAGCGATGATTGCTGAAGGCACAGTAATGGGTGGTAAATTTGCAGATGAAATCGTTATCTTAGACTGGTTTACCGATGCAGTGCAAAAAGAGGTATTCGCTCGCTTGTATAAATCACCGACCAAAATCCCATTAACAGACAAAGGCCAAGCGGTATTGATTGCTGCCGTGGAGAAAGTTTGTTTAGAGGGTGTAAACAATGGTGCTTTCGCCCCAGGTCAATGGACGGGCGATAGCTTTGGTAACTTGACGACAGGCGATTATCTTGAAAAGGGTTACTATGTATGGGCGGCACCAATGGATACGCTATCCGATAGCGACCGAGAGCAACGCCGTGCAACACCTATTCAAACCGCAGTGAAATTAGCAGGCGCAATCCATTCTAGCGATGTGATTGTGAACTATAACCGATAACATCAAAAAAGCGAAAAGCCAAGAGCGACAACCCTTGGCTTTTCTTTTACCCCTTATCCATACTAAGGAATAAATTTTGATTAAGTATACACCAAAATATCAAGTTAAGGTAGGTGGCAAAATGTCAGAAAAGGATGCAGGGATTGTTGGAAAACGATTGGCACTTTCGGCAAATATCGCAGCAATTGGCGTATTGTTGTTTGGCTTATCTTTCGTATTAAAAGTCTTTTTATGAGGAATAACTATGGCAGTTTTCGATCCAAAACAAGTTGTCGTGTTATTAGACGGCAAAGAAATGAGTGACTGGGCAGACGGCTCAGATGTGATTAATGCGACCAACCAAGTTGATGCAGGGCAAATGGTTATTGGTGCGAATGGCACGGGCGTATTTATCGCAAACCCTGACCAATCAGGCAAATTAACCCTAAAAATCAAACAACATTCTGAGGATAACGCCTATTTATCTAAGTTGTTTAATCAACAAAAAACCAGTATTAAAACCTATTTACCGATGACACTCGCTATCCGCGACTTAATCAATGATGATGTTGTCACGGCAAGTAAAGGATATTTTACTACACCTGCAGCTTATATGCGTGGAAATGGACACAATGCGACAACCTGGACGATTGTGTTCGAGAAAATGACAATGAATCTTGAAAAAGGTGTTCAATAATGGAAAGCAAACAAATCAATATTGAAAATGTCACCTATACGATGACGCCAGCTAATGCTATGACAGCATGGACTGCACTCAAAAATGCGATGAAATTACTTCAATCAGTTGATTTATCATCATTAGGTAACAATAAAAAACTCGGTGCAAGCGTATTGACGACTGTATTGGCGAATTTAGGCGACACAAGCATTAAAGAGCTTGAGGACATCGTGCTTAAACATACCTCATGTGAGCAAGATGGCAAACTATACCGACTATCTGAACGCTTTGATAGTCATTTCAACCAACACCGTGGGCATTTAATCCCCGTATTAAAAGAAGGGTTGATGTATCAATTTGCGGATTTTTTTATCGGTGGGGGTGGATTACTGAGCAATATTCAACCCAATCTAAAAGCGACGAAATAAGCCAGTCAGACAGTAAAGCCGACTGGTTTATTTTTACGCCTATTGTAAAAAACTTTTGTTCACTACACGAATTAAGGTCGGTTTACTCGTTAGCCGACCTTTTATCTTTTCACGAAGTTATTGTTGAATTAAATCAAATGGAGCAACGCAATGCTACTCGATGAACTACTGATTAAAATCGGCATTGATGCGGATAGCCAAGCAATGCAACAGTTTGAGCAGTTCCTTAATGTTATTGGAGATGGCACGGAAAGTGCGGCGGAAAATCTTGGTACTTTTGCTGAAGTTCTTGAACGTGCCGTTGATGATGCAACAGAACAAATTAAAGCCGCACCTGAGTTTGAAAGTTTTTTTGATTCCCTTGAAAAACTACAAGCTGAAACAGAAAATCTTTCTGAAGATGACGCATTAGATGAGTGGGTACAAAAACTCATTGAGGGGGATAAGCTCTTATCTGAGTTTGGTGAGAGCTTTCTTCAAAACACCGAACAGCTCTCGAAGGAGTTACAAGAAGCGGGGTTAAGTGCAGAGCAGGTTGAAAAAGTTATTGGAAAACTCAAATCTGCGATTGAGCAGAAAACCGATGCTACCGAAAAAGATACAAAAGCCGTAGAAGATAACGCTAAAAGCACAGAAAATTTATCTGACAATATCATCGACTTGTGGGCAACCCAATATGGTGCAGTCGGATTACTGAATAAATTTGAATTGCTTGGCATTAGTATCAATAAAACTACACTTAAAGTTGCGGCATTTGGTGCAGCTTTCTACGCTGCCACAATCGGGGTGAAGAATTTTGTTGATGCTAATCTCGATGCACTCGATGAAATTAAACAACTCTCGGCTGTCACGGGCGAATCAGCCGACCAAATTTACAACTTAGGTAAGGTTGCAGAGGTCAATGGCTCATCCGCACAGGCGGCACAATCATCTATTGAAGGATTATCTCGTGTCATTGGCGAAGCTGCAGCAGGAATTGGTCGAGGGGCGAAATCATTTGAGCAATATGGATTAAGTGCCAAAAAGGCGAATGGGGATGTTAAAACCTCAAGCGAAATGCTGGGGGAAATTTCGGACAAGATGAAAGCAATGGGGGAGCAAGAGCAAATTGCGATGCTTGCGAAACTGCATTGATAGTTCGATGATTCAAACCTTGCGCCTTGGTAATGATGAACTGAAAGAACAAATTGCCCTTGCAAGTGTGCTCACGCTTGGTGTGGGTAATGCAGAAAATGCAAAAACCGCCGCGGCTTTTAAAGATGCACTGACTCAGGTTTCTCAGGCTTTTAGAGCTATTGGCGAATATGTCTCACTCCGTGTTGCACCATCCATTCAGCGATTAGCCGAGCGGTTTACAAAATGGTTCACGGAGAATAATGACTTTATCAAGACTACACTAAACGGCTTTGGAAAAATTCTTTCATTCTTGTTTGAGTTAGCCGCAGCCATCGATAATGTTGTTGAGCATACTATTGGGTGGAAAAACTTAATCTACGCATTAGGTGTGGCATTATTGTGGTTTAGTCGCAGAATGTTATTAGCTTTCGCTACCAATCCTGTTACATTGATTATCGCAGCAATTGCAGGCTTATTTTTGCTTGTTGATGACTTTATCACTTATCTTGAAAGCGGCGAAACTGCCTTGGGAGAGTTTTGGAAGCCGTTTAAAACAGCGTTATTGTGGGTTAAATCCACTTGGAAAAATTTTGTTGATAACTTTAGCGTCGATCCAATTGGCGAAACATTATCTCTCATTACAGATATGCTTGAGTTGCCATTTAAACTTGGGCTTGCGCTTGTTGTTGGTTTGTGGAATTTATTTACTGGCGAACAGTTAGATTTGGATGTTATCGAGACCAAGTTTGCTCAAGTTACAGACTGGATTAAAAAGCCATTCCAAAGTGCATTTGATTGGGTTAAGGGTTATTACGACCAATATATCGCACCGATTGTTGATACAGTAAAAGGGTGGTTTATTGATAGTGGCGAAAAGGTAGGCACGGCAAGTCAAAATACAAAAGCCTATGACACAATGATGTTCGATCCGTCTTATGCTTCTGCACCACAAGTTGCCGCAGTAGGGGCGAAATCTCAAACCTCAAATGCAGATAATCGTGTGACTAACAGCAATAACAAAATTACCATTACGCAACACATCCAAGGCACAGATAATCCAAAAGCCGTGGCGGATCAATCTGTTCGAGTGATTAATCATCAACTTTCATCTGTTGTGGGGTAGACACTATGTTAAATTTTGCTCAAGTATCCAATCGTAAGATTGGCAAAATTACCTTTGATGTAGTGACAACAGAAGACCATCAATCAGATTTATTCATTACAGAAAACCCGATTGAATCAGGCGCTGCCATTGCTGACCATGCGGTTATTCAGCCTAAACAAGTTACCATTAATGGTGTAATGGTTGATCACGACCATTCGACTTTTGGTTTAGGCCTTCCGTTTATCGGCAATATTCGTGGCGGGATAGACTTTCTTAATAACTTTCCTTTGCCAGTTAAGGTTATCACTCAAACATCGCAAGCTACCGCAAGAGCGGGGAGAGTGATTAGCCAAGTTGCAGGAGCGTATAGTCAAGCAAAGAGCATCCTTAATCAAGCGCGAACCATTGCACCTTTTTTGCCTGATTTTGGTCTAGGCGGATTACTTGATAGCAGTGCAGGGGATAGTAGAGTGCAAAAATGCTATGCCGACCTTGTTTCTTGCCAGAAATCAGGGGAAACCATTGACATACAGACAGGTATTAACTTGTACAAAAACATGCTAATCCAATCTGTAGCCGTCAATCAATCACAAGATGGCAGTGCAACATTTACGATAACGGCTCGTGAGATATTTATTGTTGAGACACAAACAGCTCAATCTAAATCTAAAACAGGGGTATCGGGTAAAAGTAAAAGCGGCCGAGCAGCGTCTCAATCCGCAACAAAATCGCAGCAAGGCTCTACTCAACCAAAGAACGATACACCTAAAAGAACCTCCTCGCTTTTCAATCTTTTTAAATGGTAAGACGTATGCTTAAAATTCCATTAACACAACATCCTTATCAGGAGCAAACTTTTGAATTTAACGGCATAAAAATCCGCTTAACCTTGCGATTTAATAGTATTGGACAGTTTTGGGCAATGGATGTATTTGAGCCAGTAAATCAAAAGCAGATTTGCCGAGGTCATGCGCTCGCGTGCGGAGTACCATTATTGGCTCGCACTACACAACCTTATTTCTTCTACTTGGACGATGAAAGCGGTGCTGAATTAGACCCAATGAGTATGGAAGATTTGGGCACTCGATGTTTTTTGTATATAGGCGAAAAATCATCTTAAAAAAACGACCGCACTTTTAAGAACAAACCCCGAAGCGTTGCAAGCACTTCGGGGTTTTTCCATTCCACAAGCAGGAAAGGAGTAGATATATCTGTGGATAATTTTACATCTATTTTGATTTTAATTAAAGGGGTATTGCAAATGACATCAAAATTACAAGCGTGGCGATTTATTGCCATTTTAATTGCAGTGGTTTTATCTTTTGCAGTATGGCGTGCGCCTGAATTAATTACTGCAATTCGTTGGTGGTAAGTATGAAACAATTTGGCAGACGGTGGAAACTCGACATTAGTAACGACCAAGAAACGTTAAGCATTGAGCAATTGCGTGTTGCGTTTGAAATTGATAAAACCATCAATGAAAAGCCTAATCCCGCTAAAATCCAAGTATGGAACTTAAATCGAGACCATATCAACCAATTATTAAGCCAAGACTATAAGAAAGTCGCCTTATCGGTTGGTTATGGCGAGTTACGCCAAATCTATGCGGGAGATATTACCAAGACGAGAATCCAACGAGAGGGATTGGATTTTGTCCTTACGCTTGAGTGTTCAGATGGGCATCAAGCCTATACTCAGTCGAGAGCTAAAACGACATTAAAAGCAGGGGCAACAGACAAGCAGATTGTTGAGGAATTGCAAAAGACGATGCCTAAAGTACAGTCTGGTGCCATTGACATTCCTAATCAACGGAAACTTCCTCGAGGTAGAGTATTAAACGGCAATAGTCGAGATATTCTCACCAAAATTGCACGCAATAATAAGGCTGATTGGTCTATTCAAGATGGCTCGCTTATTTTCCTGCCGAAAGATAAAGTGCTAAGTGATGATGCTGTACTGATTTCCCAAGATACAGGCATGATTAATGCACCAGAACAAACCGATGAGGGATTAGAGCTAACTTGTTTACTCAACCCTGCATTACAAATTGGTGGCCTAGTGAAAGTTGAATCTATCATTGAATATTTTAATGGGGAGTACAAGATTGTAAAACTTGTGCATTCTGGCGATGGCATCGGTGGGGATTGGCACAGCAAAATGACAGTTGTTGGGGGAAAATTCCAAAAAGTGGAAAAAGAAAAGAGCGGTCAGAAATCAGATAAAAAAACAGATAAGCAAAGCAAGGATAAGAAAAAATGAACTACTCGCAAACCTTAGCAACGCCAGAAACTGCAACCGACCATCAAATCCAACAAAACCAACTGAATTTACATACCGCACTTCCTGCAAAAGTCGTGAGTTTTGACCCCGCCAAGCAAACTGTATCACTTGCGATACAAATAAAAATGCAGTTAGTCGATGGTAGTGGGGCAGATATACCGCCACTTCTTGATGTACCCGTGAGCTTTCCTCGTGGCGGTGGCTTTGCAGTGACATTTCCACTTAAAGCAGGCGATGAGGGGATAGCGATATTTTCTGAGCGTTGCATTGATGGATGGTGGCAAAACGGCAGCGCATCAACGCCTTTAGATTTTAGGTTACATGATTTATCCGATGCGATGTTTATTCCTGGTATATGCTCTGTGCCGAAAGCTATAGGTGAATTTTTTACCGATGGGTTATCCATGCAAACCCTTGATGGCAGCACATACATCAGAATCAAGAATGGCACAATCCAAATCAAGGGAGATATAGAGCATCAGGGCGACACCTCGCAAACAGGTTCGCATAGCTCTACAGGCGTTATCTCGAGCGATACAGATGTAACAGCGGGCGGTATTTCAGGGAAAACCCATAAACATACAGGCGACAGTGGCGGTAAAACAGGAGTGCCAGAATGAGCGTAAGACGACTTAATAAAGAGCACGATTGGACATTTGGACAAGGCTTTTCAAACTACGCAAGCGAATCAGATGCCATTGCTCAAAATGTACAAACTCGCCTTTGGTCATTTGCTAATGACTGGTTTTTAGACTTAGAACATGGTTTACCTTGGCTTGAACAAATGGGGCGTGGGGTAAATATGGCAGACTGGGAAATCAAAATAAAACGCTATGTGTTAGAAACTGAAGGTGTAAGCAGAATAACTGATTACCAAGCTAATTTTGATGCAGATACACGCAAGCTGACCATATCGATTGATTACCAAGATATTTACGGGCAGCAACAAACTGCACGTTATGATGCTTAAAGTGCGGTCGATTTTGACCACATTTTTAATTCAGTGATAAACACAATAATACTAGCAAACCACCGCTCTTATGGGCGGTTTTTATTGGAGAAAATATGGCAAAACTGATTGAAACAGGCATTCAAATTGAGCGATTAAACGAAATCGTGGCACGATTTGAAGATGGATTTAGACAAATCTATGGGCAGAATATCGACCTATCGCCTAACTCACCTGATGGGCAAATGGTCGGCTTGCTTGCTCAAATGAAGATGGATATTGAAGAGCTTGCCGAGAATGTGTATCGACAGTTAGATCCTGATGTTGCGACAGGTGCTTGGCTCGATCAGCGTGTTGCTTATGCAGGATTAATAAGACGAGCGGCAAGTTATAGCTATTTACGCTCAGTTATTTTGACAGGAGAGCCATTAACTCATCTTTATGCAGGGATTGTGGTGTCTGACCCACATAAAGTGCGGTGGGTATTAACGGCAGATGTACAGCTAGACAGTAATGGCTCCGCCCGTGCGGACTTCCGCAGCGAAGAATTGGGTGCGTTTAACCTCATAAAAAACACGAATTTGACCATTGAGACCGTTACGCTTGGGCTTACCTCGGCAACCACATTCGAAAATGCAGAAATTGGTGAGGAAGAAGAAACCGACTTGCAATTACGAGAACGTTTTTTCATCAGTCGAACCAAAAATGCCCAAAATTCTGCCGATGCTATCCAGTCAAAAATTGCTGCATTGCCTGATGTTAGACAAGTTAAAGTGCTAGAAAATAATACTAAACAGCGTGATAAATATGGTGTAGAGCCTAACTCCTTGAATATTATTGTAGATGGCGGGGCAGATGAGCAAATCGCTCACGTTATTTATGAAAATAAAGGGGCTGGGGTCGGGTTGCAAGGTGCGACAGAAACAACTTTAACGGTAAATGGCGAGCGTAGAGCATTACGGTTCGACCGTGCAACGCCTGTTGATGTGCAAGTGTCTATGCATTGTGTCCGATGTGAAGATTTTACCGAAGTGGATAAGGATGAAATCAAACGATTATTATCCATTCAACGCTTTGGCATTGGGCAAAATCTTTCGCTTTCCAGACTTTATTCGCCAATTAATAAAGTGGGCGGTTTCTGGGTGAAAGAACTAAAAATCGGGCGTAAAGGGCAGTCTCTTACCACGGAAAATATTACCGCACAACCACGTGAATTAATCCGAATTTTAGCAACAGATATAACCATTGAGGTGGAATAATGGGCTATTCTGATTTGTTGATTTGGCAATACCGAAACAAGCCCAAAGCCGTCTCAACGATTAAGCTATTTGAAAGCATTATCGGGCAAGGCTTTATCGATTTATATCGGTTGCAAGATGTGTTGAATATTGAAACAGCAACAGGGCATCAGCTTGATTTGGTCGGTAAACACGTCGGGCAATTTCGGGTTATTAATGGCTATCAATTACGTAAATTTTTCGGTTTCCGCAATTCGCCCAATGCACTGGGATTTAGTCAAAAAAGACTAGGCGGTGCGCAATGGTATCGTAAACGAGACCCGCTGTCTGATTCCGTTAGATTATCCGATGATGATTATCGGTTCCTGATTAAATGCAGAATCCTTAAAAACTACCAAATAGGCACGCTACCAAACTTAATTGAGGCGTGCTTATTTATTTTCGGAGAAGGTTGTCACATCGTGGATAACTACGATATGACCGTCTCTATCTCTGTTCCAAGTGCGAGCACATCTGATTTTAAGAAATTCGCAATCAATCATTTAGATATATTGCCACGCCAAGCCGGTGTGCAATATCTTTTCAACCTAATATAGAGGTCACATATGGCATTAGTAAATAAGCCAGATGAAAGCATTTTTGCATCATCTGCAAAACAAGGTGAAGTTGATAATTTCCCTGATTTATTGCGTGGATGGGGGATTACGTTTGACCAAACACAGGGTATCCCTCCTATGGAGTGGTTTAACTTCTTGTTCAAGCGACTTGACGAAAAACATACTTATTTAATGCAACGAGGGCTACCCGAATGGTCTGCTACACAAGACTATACTAAAGGCTCTTGCGTCCAGTTTGATGGCGTAAGCTACCGAGCATTAAAAAATAGCAAAAACAACAGCCCGAATGAATCAGATTCGCAATATTGGGTGCGTTGGGGGTTTGCCTTAAGTGAAATTGCACGGGCAACGTTACAACAATATGGCATCGTGCAACTAAGCTCAGCCACTAACAGCGATAGCGAAACCAAAGCTGCAACATCAAAAGCCGTGAAAACCGCCTATGACAAAGCAGTAGAAGCCAAAACTACCGCAGATGGAAAGGTTGGTTTAAATGGTAACGAAAGCATTAATGGCGAGAAATCCTTTGAAAATCGTATTGTGGCAAAAAGAAATATCCGTATTTCAGATAACCCGATCTATGCTTCACGCGGAGACTATTTAAATATCGGGGCAAACGATGGGGATTGCTGGTTTGAATATAAATCAAGCAACCGAGAGATTGGCACACTTCGTATGCACGCTAACGGCAATTTAACCTACAAACGCCAAAAAATCTACCACGCTGGGGAAAAACCCCAATTTAATACGGATATTGAAGGCAAGCCTAATACACTTGCAGGCTATGGCATCGGGAACTTTAAAATTGAGACTTTTGTTGGCAATTTAAACACCCTCAAAACTGATGGGATTTATGCAATTACGCAAGCAAGCCGCTCTCAAAATCTGCCCGTATCGACCAGTTGCCACATCCAAGTTATTGCTGGAGGTGATGGCACTTGGTGCCGTCAATTAGCTTATGTGGCATATAGCACCGATGTGTACGAGCGACATCAGACAAGTTATCAAACAGATAGTTGGTCGGCTTGGAAAAAACTTAATACCGATGGCATCCCTATTGGTGCGGTGGTGTCATTCCCTCGTGCGGTAACCAATCCAGTTGGCTTTTTAAAAGCAAACGGCTCGACATTTAACCAACAAACCTTTCCCGATTTATACCGCACTTTGGGCAACAGCAACCAACTTCCTGATTTAACCCGTAGCGATGTAGGCATGACGGCTTATTTTGCCGTGGATAACATTCCCACTGGCTGGATTGCCTTTGATGAAATTGCCACACAAGTTACCGAGCAGCGTTACCCAGAGTTATATCGTTACTTAGTTGGTAAATATGGCTCCATTGAACGCGTGCCTAAAGTCGCAGATAGATTTTTGCGTAATGCGGGCAATGGGCTCTCTGTGGGGCAAACACAAGAAGATGAATTCAAGCGACATGTGCATAGGGTGCCGATAGACTACGATTCTTGGTTCGACGACTCAAGTCAAGGAAGAAATAATTCGTATTTTGACTATACAACATTTGCCCAGTCTTCAGATTTGTGGAGCACTCTTGGTTATGACAATGCAGATGGCGATAATGGTTTTGTTTCCCCCAAAGACACCTCTCAAATGGCAACAGGTGGAAATGAAACTCGCCCTAAATCATTAATCCTCAAACTATGTATCAAGGCCATCAATAGCCTTGATGATGTCGTCTTTTGGATTAAGTCCCATGGCGAGGTAACCAATGCTGGTGCGCTTGATGCAGGGCGATTAGCGCAAGGACTGCAAGATAAAGCAGAGCGTAATCATACCCATACAGTGAGCCAGATTACGGATTTTAATCAAGCCACCTCTCAAATTATTAATGAGGCAATTACTTACCAAAGAATTGGTAATGTTGAAATTAGAAAATATCCTGACGGGACGATGATTCAAACAGGTCTAATTGTTTTTACTCGAGGCGATACTACAGTGCATACAGATCTCGTTCTGCCGATTGCATATGTAGATAAAGAATATCGATGTTTTATTACAGAACGATACGAATCAAGAGCAAGCGGTAAGGGGCAATACAACTGGGTATTTATGCAAGCAAAAACGAATACAACAGCGACAGTAACAAGTTGGTATTTAGGGTCTGCAGACTGGATGACTATTGGGAGATGGAAATAATGACAATGTATTTTAAAAACGGCTTTTTTGATGATACTGACGGCGGTTTTGTGCCTGAAAGTGCGGTAGAAATTAGCCAAGAAACCTACCTTGAGCTCCTTAATGGACAAGCCCAAGGAAAGCAAATTATCACAGATAAAACAGGCTATCCTGTATTAATTGACCCACAACCCAGCGCAGCGCATGTGTTAAATCTTGATACGCTCAGCTGGGAAGTTTTAGCCGAAAAACAGACCGCACTTTTAGCCGACACCCAAACTCGACTTATCGCCAACATTGACGAGCACGCAGCAAAAATCTACAGCACTTGGACGAGATTTGAGAGTGAGTACCGTGAACGCCAAGCGGTGGCAGAAGCCTTTAAAGCCGCAAATTATGAAGGCGAGTGTAGCCGTTATATCACGGATTTCGCGCAACGTGCAAGACTGGATAATAAGACCGCCACAAACCTGATTTTGACGCAGGCGGCGGGACTTGAAAAACTGCAGGTTGAATTAGCTAATCAACGTATGCGCAAGTATGAGCTCAAAGCCCCTAATCTCACGCTAGAGCAACTACAATCAATCTATGATGACATTATCAAACAAATGGATAACTTGATGGAGGCATATCAAAATGGCTAAAGTTTATTTGGCAATGTACAAACACAAACGCGACTGGCGAAAAGAGCCAGTTAAAGCAATCGCCGACCGCATTACTCGATTTTTTACCAAGGGCCAATACTCGCACTGCGAGATTGCCATTGAGCACATTGAGTTTGGCAATGGGCATCATTATGAGCATGCGACAGTATATGACTGCTACTCATCTTCAGTGCAAGATGGCGGAGTGCGTTGCAAACAAATTGATGTGTCCGATAATACCAAATGGGATTTAATTCCGCTCGACGGTGTAACCGAAGCACAAATCAAAGCCTATTTTGACCGCACTTTGGGCTGTAAATATGACTGGTGGGGTGCTGTCGGGATTGTTCTCTGGATTAAACAAAAACGCAGTAAGTTTTTCTGCAGCGAATGGTGTTTTAATGCGATTTGTGGTGGGGAAAATGGCTGGCGATTTAGTCCAAACCAGTTGGCTGTAATCTTTCAAAAATAGACAAACGGCGGGTAATTCCGCCGTTGTTATTTAATTAAAAAGAGATTCAACTTTTGATATATCGGTTTTATATGCTGATGTATATGTGCCTTTAACATTTTTAGATTTGTAGGTCATTAAATATAATGGTATTATGAATGGTAATATATAATGATGTTGCTTTTGTAAATTTTGTTTTAAATCAAAATGTTATTTAATTAAGTCTTATCCAGCTAGTCGCACCATCTCTATTTTTCTCTATTCCCCAATTTTCAGATAGAAATAGATAAAATATAAGTAAAAACAATAGCTTATATAATTTCACACACTAAAACATACCTTCTTTTTTATATCAAAATCGCCTAAAAGGTAGTATTTTTATACCGATTGGGATCGATTTCGATCTGTTCTATACTCCATTGCACACATTTTTGCACACGTGTATTGCACACATTTTTATGGAATAAACAATGGCGACAATTATCAAGAATGGCAAGAGTTGGCACGCACAAGTGCACAAGTTTGGCGTGAGCAAATCAGCCACTTTTTTGACTCAAGCAGACGCAAAAAAATGGGCAGAAATGCTCGAAAAACAGCTCGAATCAGGAAAGTATAATGAAATCCCTGATATTACATTGGATGAACTGATTGATAAGTATCTAAAAGAAGTCACTGTAACCAAGCACAGGAAACGTGAAGAGCGCATAAGACTACTGCGTCTTTCTCGAACTCCGCTTGCCGCAATATCTTTACAAGAAATAGGAAAAGCACACTTTCGTGAGTGGTAAAATCAACGATTAAAAGAAGTCTCTCCAACAACAGTTTTGCGTGAACGTAGTTCGCTTTCTGCTCTAATGGCCAAAACGATTGAATGGGATTTTATAACAGAACCCCCTAAAATATCTTGAGAAACCAAAAGCACCAACACCAAGAACTCGTCGATATAATGAACATGAAATTGAGCGTCTGATTTTTGTGTCAGGTTAATATGTCGAACATATTGAACCGCCAAAAACCTTACAAAATTGCACGGGGCGGCATTTCTTTTTGCTATAGAGACAGCAATGAGAGCTGGGGAAATAGCAAGTTTAACTTGGAATAATATCAATTTTGAAAAGCGCACCGCCTTTTTGCCAATTACTAAAAATGGACATTCAAGCACGGTGCCTCTTTCGGTAAAAGCAATAGCGATTTTACAACATCTTACTTCGGTAAAAACAGAAAGTGATCCGTGAGTATTCCAAATGGAAGCACGCCAACTGGATCACAACTTCCGCAAGCTCAAAAAGATGGAAGGGCTTGAAAATGCCAATTTACATTTTCACGACACCCGCCGTGAAGCATTAACCCGATTGGCAGAAAAAGTGGATGTAATGGTATTAGCCAAAATATCTGGCCATAGAGATCTCAGTATTCTGCAAAATACTTATTACGCACCTGATATGGCAGAAATTGCTCAACGGCTATAAAACAAAGGCGGGGTTATCTGATCAATCCCCGCCTTTTTCAAATTCTCGCTTTTCGTTTTTTATGTTTCAAACAGAATGAATTTTGCTACGCCACTGCATAGCTCGCCAAATTCTTCCATTAATTTAATGAATTGTTTTTGTGGGGTAGAACCCTCAATCAAATTGCGATCTTCTGCCCATTGTTCAATGTTTTTTACAAGCTGTTGTAAGTCTGCCATTTTAATTTCCTCTTAATATTCAATTACAATAGTGCATAATTCATCTATTTTTATCTAATTAACCCTAAAATCCCCCAAGCTCTCGCCCCAACCAAAGGCTTGAGCCAACGGAATTTTTTCTTCTTTAATGAAAACTTCATCGTTTTCACAACAAATCCACCGATAGTCATTAAGCCGTAACCGTCCATGGCGCATTAAAAGTTCAATTTGTGACGGTTTTAATGGCGAACCGATAGGCAACATCAATTCTTTCATTTGTTGTTCAATTTTTAAACGGTTACAGTTATTGACACAAGTCCAAGCGGCGCGATGCGCCTTGTTTGTTTCGGTGGACTCCGAATTAAGTGCGGTGGAACCCAACGCACTTTTCGCTGATTTAATCACCCAGTTTTTTAATTTGGTGATGATTTTCTTTTCTGTGAATCTGTTTTTTACCCCCACAATTTTCTTACGAATCTCACCGTATTTATTCGGTTCGCATTCTTCATACTCAATACAAATAGGCTGATCACAACGTTTTGTCATTGTGCCACCTTGTGCAAACTATCACTCAACAAATCATTTTGCCGTATTTGCAAATTAATGTTGATCCGAATATTGCGCCACATCGTATCCCTTATTTTGAGTTTGACACGAAAGAATATGAAGATTTATCGGTATTTGCAGATGCCATCCCTAAACTTACGGGCATTGGCGTGCAGATTTCGGAAAGTTGGGTGCGGGATAAATTAGGGATTCCTGAACCGCAGGAAGGTTAGGCGAAAGAGATTTGAAACGCCGTGGGATTGATAAACCTGATGATAGTTCTGAATTTTTGGTGGAAGTAGAACGCCCTGCGGATAAGCAAGGCAATCGTGAAAAGACGGTAGGGTTTAAATTACCTGATGGCACGATACGTGTGACGGATAAAGGCTTTGATTACAATGTAGGGCGATTAAACTACAAGCCTAATTTGGATCTTTATCCTGAAAAACTGGCGCATGCGTTTGCGAAGGTTGAGATGAAAGGTGGGGAGTTTAAGCACGATTTTGAATTGTTGGCAAAGCATATGGCGGAGATGAAACAAACGCTCAGCCTAGATGGAAAAAAACTCACTGCTGATCAAATGTTACAGGTGCGAGATAGTCTTACCAAAAATTTTAAATTTGCGGCAGGTGTCTTGAGTGCAGAAAGTAAGGATTTATTGAAAAGCAAAACTGGCACAGTGTGGCTTTCTGATGATACTTTAATTAAACAGTTTAATAGCCGTGATGGGCAAGATTTTGGACTGGAAAGCTATGCACTTTTCCCTGATTTATTTAATCAGCCTGATATTGTTCTACAAGATAATGATCGTTTTTATTTTATCAAAAACTTTGAGAAACAGCGTATTTTAGGTGTAATAAAGCACTTATCTAAATTTAATGAAATTTTTGTGCTTTCGGCAAGGGAGATTAATATCAAGGAAGTAGAAAAAATGAAAGGTAAATTGGCAGTTATCAAGTAAGGCTCCCGATCACTTACACACGCTCTCGGACACCTGAGCAGGACGAGCCACCTCAAGTAGGCTGTGGCAGGGAGATTATCACCGCTTTTTTAATAACTGCCTTGCATGAATATACCCCCTTAAATTTTAAAAATCAACGATTATGATAGACATTGAAATCAATAACGCACAAGAAATTGCATCGGCACTAGAACGCCTTGCACAAGCCACCGCTCATCGAGCTCCGTTAATGCGAAGTATTGCGGGGACAATGGAATCAGCTGTGCTGCAAAATTTTGATGTTGGGGGGCGTCCTAAATGGCTGGGGCTGAAATATCGTCAAGGTACGCCTTTGGTGGATACTGAAAACCTGATGGCGAGCATTACTTCTGAATATAACAACAATGAAGCCATTGTGGGGACGAATGAGCCTTACGCGGCTATTCATCAATTCGGCGGTAAAGCTGGACGAGGTCGTAAAGTAGAAATTCCAGCTCGTCCTTTTTTGGCTTTAACACCTCAAGATAAGGCAGATATTTTGGAAGACGTGCAAGACTACTTCCAACGATTAATTAATTGACATCCTACCCGTCCTTTAGGGCACGGAGGATGTCAACTTGCTTTTTTAGGGACAGTTATGTTGTGCGAGTTTATCTAAAGTGTAAAATTTAAACGCCCTTTAATGATGATTTAAAGGGCGTTTTTATTTCTCAAATTTAGCGATTTTTAACCGCTTAAAATGGGAAACAGCCAAGATTTCAGATTTCTCACTTTTAACGGTTATGTTTCTCAAAATTTGCGGACGGCTACATCTGCGCCAATTCAAAAATTACAAAAAGAATTTAATGTATTAACTAAATTTAATGATCCTAAAGGTCAGTATTTGTATTGTTTGAATTGTGGAAAAGTGAAGTAATAATTGAAAAAGGGCAGAATTAAATCTGCCCTTTCGCTTACAAAATATATGCCTCTTGAATATGATGTGGCTTTTGGTCTTCTTCTGGTGGAAGCTTCATATAATCTCCATAATATTGTGTTAAGTGTTCGTGATATCCATTCATTACTTGAAATTGTCGTCCTTCAAATTCTTTATAAATCACGTGATTAAAATATTCCTTCGGCATATAAGATTTTTGCCAACCGCCGTAGTCAGATAATACAAGACCAATATAATCGCATTGTTTTATCGGATATTTTATTTGAAATTGTGCTAAATTTTTTTGCATTTTGGAAAATAAAAAGTGGCTTAATTTGTCAAGTATCGTTCTTTGCAACGTATTTTCTTTTGATCTTAACCATCTTTTCTTGCAAGAAGAAAATCGAAGTTTAATTCTTCGGTGCTTTTTCATCAGTGGGTAAATGATCTTTGGTTCATTCGGTACACCATCGTAGATAAATATATCCATAAACATCGGGCTTTTTCTTCCCTTAGTATCTGTTATTTGAGTGCGACAATCAAAAATTTTTGCCATTTCACCAGTATTAGAGGCTAGAATATCTTCCGCTGTCCCTATGCTATATCGTTCATGTTTTTCATGTAGCCAAGCATTGATAAATTTTTGATATTCATCACGGTGCATATAAACATCAATATCATCATCCCAAGGGATAAAGCCTTTGTGGCGTATAGCACCGATTAATGTTCCACCACCAAGAGAATAGTGAATTTGGTGTCGCTCACATAATGCGTGGAAATAATCTAAGATATTGAGACAAACTAGTTGTTGTTCTCTAAGAGTCAATTTTTTCAT